TTATCAGCTTATGGCCAAAACACACCCTAAAATATACGACTACTGTATTAATCAGCTAGGGCTGAAAGACCTGCTGGATTATATAGGGGTGGACTACATGATTCAGGATAATAAGCAGTTAGAGCTGTTCGAGCAGGGGTGATACTATGCAGCGAATAACAGCATTTACAGACTGCAATACCGAAAGTATTGTCATTAGGATGCCTTACAGCTTAATCATCGAAATACTACAGAATTGCCATTCACCAGAGTGTGATGAGCTGATGGAAAAAGTAAAGGTAGCAGCTCATAGAAGTAATAAGTTGACACAAATGCTGTCGGATTTAGTGAATGAGGAGGAATAGAAATGAACGAATATGCAAAGTATGTACGCGAGGAATTAGTATCACGAGATATGCTGGAGCAAGTGGCAGAAGAAGCCTCTGAGTTGAGTCAAGCGGCACTGAAGCTCATAAGGGCCCTTGGAATGTCAGGGAATCCTACCCCGGTCACTGCTGGACAGGCTTTAAGAGCTTTCAGTGAGGAAGCCCAGGACTTGCTTTGCGTACTGCGTCTAGGGTTCACTGACAGTGCGTGGGAACGCATAATAAACATTGACGACTATCCTAAGTACAGACGCTGGGCCTGCAGAATAGAAGATATGAAAAAGTTAAAAAAGGAAAGAGATGCAAAGTAATGAGTTATTATGTAAATCGACTAGACAATGAAGCCTTTGAAACACTCTTTAGATTATTCACTATCACCGATAAAGAAAATACCGAGTTAGATGTAGAAAATACCAAAAGGGTGGAAATAATCAGAAAGGAAGGGAAAGTTAGCTTGAAGGGCCGAATTAACTATAGACGGTCCCTGGGTGACTTTGTATATGAGGTGAATAAAAATATCACCTATACACTGACAGACTTCTTGGCACGAGGCACCGATCACAATGCAGCGTATAATGCTGCAATTACTGACACTTATAGGGTATTTATGCAAACAGTATTCGGTCAGGAATATGCTGTTTATTTAAAGAAGATGCTGAAACTAGCAGAGATACTGACGCAGGAGATGAAAAAGAATGGATAACAAAATGGTGGAAGTAGCTAAGCTGCTCGGAGTGGAAGTAGGAGAAGTTTTTCAGGTTGACGGGGACCCCTCGTTAAAAGATTGCGTATTTAGATTTTCAGACAACGACCTACAAGTATCCGCGCCTATTGGTGATAAGGATACTTGGATAGTTGCAAACGATAACAGATTGCTTGGTCTTTTGTACGGCAATTTATCAATTCGTAAGTTACCATGGAAACCCGCCATTGGCGATCGGTATTGTTATTCGGACCCCTCATCTCCGATTATGTGGGGACGCTGTTCATGGACGGGTTATGGAGTTGATATATATAGATTCAATCATGGCCTTGTCTTTAGAACTAAGGAGGAGGCCATTGCACTGACGAAGAAGTTGCTGGCTGTGGCACAGGAGGCAAATGATGAGTAACTATATGAAAGGTGTAGCAAAGCTGTTAGGCCTGGAGCTGAGAGAAGAGTTCCGAATAGAGAAATGTCAAGGACTTTTTAGGTTCACAGAAGATGGGCTACAAAGACTGCTTGACAGCTCATCATCATGGACATTTGCTGAGCATTCAATTCTTAGAGAACTCTTGAATGGTAAGGTAACAGTTGTCAAATTTCCGTGGAAGCCTGATGATGGGGAGCAATACTATGTGCCACACGTTGACCCTACAGCAATGTTTGGCATTTGGGTTTGGCGAGATAGTGAGCTTGATTTGTATAGACTCGAACACGGGCTAGTTTTCAGTACCCCAGATGAAGCTGCAGCACTAGCAAAGAAGATGCTGGAACTAGCAGAAAAAACACTGGTACAGGAGGTGAAAAAGAATGGCTAATAAAATGTCAAGTGTAGCAGTTTTGCTCGGAGTAGAGCTTGACGAGGTTTTCTCCTTTAAGGGGAGTTCAGGTTGTTATACCTATTGCTCAGAGACATACCTTAAATTTACTGAAAATGGGCTAAAAGAATCAGTTAATAGAACTTCTTGGCATAGTGCGGCAGCTTGGATATGGAAAGGTCTTATAACTGGAGCACTTCAGATTATTAAACTCTCTTGGGAACCATCTTACGGTGATACTTATTACATGCCATCCGTTGTAAATAGTGGCAAATATTTAAAGCTTTTTTGGACTGGTTCCAAGGGTGATAAAAGTTCTTATCAGCAGGGGTTGGTTTACAGGACTAGCAGAGAGGCTATTGAGTTAGCGGAGGAAATGCTGGATGTAGCGAAGAAGAGGTTTGCAGACGGTAGCAAAACAGGAGGAGAATAATGGTTAATCACATAGCGGAAGTGTCAAAAATACTCGGAGTGGAACTCGGAGAGCCTTTCAAGATTAGTTCTGATACTCAGGGTGATTATCAGAACTATTATCGATTCACTGAGAACAATTGCCTTGAAACATCAGATGGTGGCGTTAAATGGGAAACGGCCACAGCAATAGTATTGAGAGGTATCTTGATGGGTGATATTAGAATTGTCAAACTGCCGTGGAAACCACGGGAAGGTGAGAAATATTACGTGCCACGTATTTCTGTCCTACCTGAGGACAGGCATTACTATTATTACTGGGGCAACAGCTGTTTTGATATAGAATGTTATAAGATGGGGATTGTCTGCAAGACTAAGGAAGAAGCTATTGCTCTGACTGAGAAAATGTTAGAGGCAATAAATGAACAGTAAGCAAAGAAGATGGTTGTTGGTCGGCCCAGTAGTATTCTCTTTTGCAATGGCAATGGCAATGACCGTACCCGTAATACAAATACATTTCATGCAGCTTATAGATTCTAATATATTGGCAATTTCTGAGATGCTAAAGGTAGGAATAATGGCTGTTGTAAATACATCCGTCACGAAAGAGAAATTTCTCACATTATATGATAGGCATTTTAAATTTATCGTGGTGTCAGACATATTGCTGTTTTTTTTATTGTCTCTTGCGCAGGCATGGAAATGGCTGCTGCGAGATATATAGGAATGGCTATAGTAAACGCCTTGTCTACTACATTGTGGATATGCGTAATGAGAAATTCTATAAACAATGTCATTAACGGAGAAGAATTAACCGTGAGGTTATACAATTTCCAGATGCCTGTGAATGGTGCACCGACGATAGTGATATATGCGATTGCACACGGGGCATAATAGGATGGCTACAATCAGAGGATACTTCAAGGCAGTATTGAGGAGGTATAGTAATGGAAAAAGTTGTTTATAACCCGATTATGGATAAAAACTACATTGGCATTGTCACAGTTTTGGATTACGAAACCTCTGTACGCAAGTGTTTATCAAGTGTTCTGGTCGGTACGCAGAATAGGATGGAGCGAAAAGTTATAGTTGATTTAGCTTTGAAAGTAGGTGTGAATGAGTACAGGTTCGTAGTATATGATATAACCGATGATGGAAAAATTTTATGGAATAGCAGTAAGTATATCACTCCCTGTGAAGATATAGTAAAACTTGCAAATTCTTTTATAAGACAAAAAAGTGATATTCTTTCCAATTCTATGCTGTCCAATGCTGCTCAAGCTATATTGTTAAGAAGTTGAGAATCAAGCTTTTGAATATCGTATTTAATACCTCTTCTCATAATGAGAAGGCTGCGGGAGTGTGAGGAATGATGACTAATAGAGAATGGCTCGAAAACCTGTCAGATGAGGAATTAGCAGAAATACTAGATTTTTGCGCTGTGTGCGTGTATAGAAATGTTCGATTTTGTAGTGAAAATATATGTTCTAAGGGAATAACTCAATGGCTAAGACAGGAGCATGAAGATAATGACTAACAGAGAGTACGCAATTAAGAAAATTAATGGAGTCCTAGAGCAGGTAGATGATACTAGGCTGGCAGATATATTCATAGAGGTTGTGCAACTCCCAGAGGCATGTGCATGGAATAGAGTTTGGAAAGGGAATGAGAAAAATGAACGATGATATATTAATGAGACAGCTAGAGAACACATTTAGTTATTTCGCAAAGCAGGTAGTGCGCAAAGGCTATTGGGATGCTCACTCAGCTGACATAGCAGCACTTACAGCAGTTGATATTTTGGTAAATTACTGTACGTCTATAGGTAGGCATTGTCAGGAATGCCTTTTTAACAACAAAGACGATATATGCGACTTGTTTTCCAGGATTAGACAAAAGACCGGAAAAGAAATGCTGTAACTATTCTTGTTGATGTAGAGGAGGAAAATCAATGCTTAATGCACTTATATTCATAGCGCTAGCAGGAGTTGGGCTGATAATCGTACTACTGGGATTGATTATATTTCTTTGGCTTAGAGAGGCTTTTAGGTGGATAAAATGATTATGACAAATAGAAACTGGTTAAAGAACTTACCTGATGAACGATTAGCTAAATTCCTGATAAATGTATCAGGAAATCGGTGTATTGCTTGCAACGCCCATGAAGATGGCACTTGCGACAACAAAACCTGCGAGCAGGCTATTACCGAATGGCTTGAGGGAGATTACCATCAGCTGACTTGGTACGACGAGGAGTGCTATCACTGCGGCAAAGAAACTCATGGGCATTGTGACGAAAGACTGCTAGGTGTATGTGAACACTGCGGCAAGGAAATTAAAATTTGTTCAGTTTGTCCAGGAGCCTGCCCTTATAGAGATACAGCAGGTGAAGCCGATGAGTGTAAGGACTGTTTGTTTAAAAACATCGACTGCCAAAAAGTTGACTGCGGTAACTGCATAGCTGGTAAAGCTGTGATGGTAGCAGAGGGAGTAGCAGAACTTAAGGAGGAAAATAAATGACTTATGTATTTATGCTTTTTGCTGTAGTAGGAACAGGGTTCCTGTTTGAGATTGGCAGAACACTGGCAAAGGTTGTCATGGAAGACTGGGGTGTTAGGGAATGGTTGACGCAGAGGCAGTAGAAAATGCGAAAGAGCTGTACAACTACTGTATGGCGAGGGTGGATAGGTACGGTAACGATGCTTGCAAAGTGTGTCCCTTTATCGTCTATGTGGATAACGGTTTTTCACTGGAAAATTGTGTAATTAACTACCCTCGTGATTGGGATATTGCAGGAAATGATTAACGAAAGAAGGCCGATGTAATGATTAAGCAGAGAACTATGGGACAGTGCATGGGAATGATTAGCGAAGCCTGGGCAGATTTGATGGTTGCTAACAGGAACAGAGTCGAGGTACTTAAATATGAAAAGGAAATCGGCATTGCCTGCAGCATAAAGGCTATGAAAGCTACAAATGATTTGATTGATTCAGCAAAGGCCCTGCGGATGCATGTGCAGGTTCTTATTGACAAGCTGGAAGGTAAGAACAGCAAATAGTTTCATTTCTAGTATCTAGTATAGGAGTAAAAATTATGAAATATATTGATGGACTGTATATTGAGAGTATTTATAAAGGGGCTGGCATAGAGATTACAAACAGCTCCTATCACGGCTATGCGTACTATGAGGCTGCATATCACTGTGTAAGATGTGGTACTAACTTCAAAGTAGTGCATAGATTGCAATCATACATGGGTGGCTCCAATTATAACGACAGTGCTGTGACTTGCCCAGCTTGTAGTCAAAGGTGGACTAACTATTCCTGTAAAGACTTTCAGACACTGTGGGGTTATCAGGGTACTAAGGGAGATATACCTATTTCAGCTGATATGAAAATCAGTGAGTACAAAGAAAAGGTAGCTCTTGATATTCGTTATGACACAATACTGCTGGACAGTACGGGCTACTGTCAGAAAAGTGTACAGTTTGAAAGATTTACATATGACATTAAGAACAGGAAAGCTTTTTATGCTAAGTCCAAGGTTAGGAATTTCCTAAAGGACCAAGAAGTAGAACTGTCAGACCCTTTTGGTAAAAGAGAGCTGTTTACAAACTCGATGATAAAGTATATCAGCCATTTCAACCACTGCTGCAAAGTGGAGAAAAAGGTTGGCACTCTCTTAAAGAACCTGCGAGAAACTGTATGCAGGAAATACAAAGAGACTTATGGCTTTAAGCCTAGGGCCTATGTCAGCAGAGGTAAAGGCTGGGGCATGATGGCAAGACAACTTTTCAATTTGGGATTAAAAATGCGGTTCCCGGATATTGACCTACTGCCTGACTGGACAGCAGTAGCAAATAAGGTAGGAACTGTGGAGTGGATGTCGGACAGCTATCGCCAGTTGCTAATTGATAATAAGGATAAAAGCACGGTGGGTGATGTTGACAGAATACTTGATGCTTTCACTATCCCTAAATCTGCTATTACCCGTAAAATTATTTCAAAGAATCCACTAACAGCCCAGGTATTGAAATTCTGCATGTGCAAGGCAGGGAACAAGGCTGATGTGGCTGCTGGATTGTATGAAACCTGCATGAAATTTATCAGTAGGATTAATGCTAATACAGAGAGCCTTAAAATCATAGATTATATTGCCTATTGGCTTACATACAGGTCTATAAGCGAAGTGCAGAATTTCCTTAATAAAGGTAACATCAGCTCCTGGCAGATTAAAGATACTTATAACATGGAGATGAAGCTGAATGATAAAAACAGGAAGCTGTATCTGAGCGAGCATATTAAGCTGGCAGAGGCCCATGATTGGCTGGTAAAGGTTATAAACAGCCAAAAAGGCGAGGACTACAGCCTTAAGGTACCTGAGTATATCAAGCACCGATATGAGGTGCCTGTAGACGGTTTTACAGCTCATGTACCGCTTTCAGCAAATGAGCTGCTGGCAGTAGGCAATGAACTACATAACTGCGTAGGAACATATGCTGACAAAGTGCTGGCTCATGAGAGGTGGATTTGTGTGATAGCAAAAGGAAATGAGCTTATAGCCTGCTTGGAAATCAAGGAAAACTGCTTGGTGCAGGCTAAGTTGAAATATAACAAATCAGTAAAGGAAGATACGGAAATAAATGACACTATTTTAAAATGGTGCAAGGAGGCTAGAATCCTGATTGATACTAAAGATATAGATAAAGAAAAAGTAAGTAAGGCGGCGTGATTATGGCAGCTATTGATAAAAGACTACAGGAAATCCATGTGGCTCATGATGCTATTTTAAGTATAGCCACAGCTAGTAGCAGGAAAAGCAAACATTGGAAAAACGGAGTCGTGTCCTGGTCTAAGCTCCTGTCTAGGTTATCAGATTGTAGGCGGACAGGTGAAACCATGTCTGAATACAGAAAGATGTCTAAGGACAGGCAGGACGATATAAAGGACATCGGGGGTTTTGTTGGTGGAGTTCTTACAGGCGGCAGGAGATGTGCAAGCTCAGTTGAGGGCAGGCAACTTATCACACTTGATGCTGATTATGCCGGTACTGATTTTTGGGACATCGTGGAGATGTTCACAGATTATGCCTGCTGCGTGTATAGCACACATAAGCACACTGAAGACAGTCCAAGACTGAGACTGGTTATCCCTGTTGACAGACTGGTTACTGTAGACGAGTATCAGGCTATTGCGAGGAAATTAGCTGAGGACATTGGCATTGACCGTTTCGATGATACTACATACGAAGCTCACAGGCTTATGTACTACCCTAGTGCCTCCCTTGATGGCCCTGTGGTCTTTAAATACAAAGATTGCAGTATTTTAAAAGCTGATACTGTACTTGCAAGGTATGAAGATTGGACAGACCAGGCAAGCTGGCCGGTATCAAGCAGGGTAGATCACATCATCAGCAAAGCCATGAAAAAGCAGGAGGATCCATTAGAGAAACATGGCATCGTAGGGCTTTTCTGTAGAGCATACTCAGTGCCTGAGGTTATCGATGAGTATCTTTCAGATGTGTATGACCCCTGCAAAGATGGTAGATACACATTTAAGGCTGGCAGTACAACAGGTGGTGCAGTGGTGTATGAAGATAAATTTCTGTATTCACATCATGCTACCGACCCATGCTCCATGCAGCTCTGCAATGCTTTCGACCTTGTGAGGTTACAAAAGTTTTCTGAGCTTGACGATGGGAAAAGTGTCGACAGTCCTACCAAACTTCCAAGTTATACAGCTATGTGCAAGCTGGCTAGCAAAGACGATAACGTAAAAATACTCATTGCCAAAGAAAAAAGAGCTGAGGCCGGAGAAGATTTTGAGGTTATCACGGACGATGATAGCGAAGCTGATATGAACTGGACTGCTAAACTCAAACTCAACGAAAAGACCGGGGAGATACTAGGGACACGGTTTAATATCAGAATTATCTTGGAGAACGACCCTAGCATAAAGGGCTGTTTTGGCTATGACTTGTTTGCAGGCAGGATAGCGGTGCTGGAAAAACCTAGATGGCGATGCCTTGATGATAATGACCCACACTGGAATGATAGCGATGACTCTGAGCTAAGATACATGATGGAGACGGTTTATGGCATTGATAATAGAGCCAAGATAGAAGATGAAATCGTTAATGTATCCAAGCGTAAAGCGTTTCACAGGGTGCGTGAGTATCTCAGGAGCTTGAAGTGGGACGGTATTAAAAGACTTGATACCGTATTTATAGATTACTTAGGAGCAGAGGATACTGCATACACCCGCATGGTAACCCGCAAGACTTTAATAGCTGCAGTTGCAAGAGTGCAGGAGCCAGGAGTTAAGTTTGACAACATGGTTGTGCTGGAGGGACCGCAGGGTATTGGCAAAAGCTATTTACTGAAAAGACTGGGGAAGAAATGGTTTAGCGATTCGCTTACTGGTGTGCAGGGTAAAGATGCTTATGAACAGCTCAGAGGCTGTTGGATTATTGAGATGGGAGAGTTGGCTGCATTGAAGAAATCGGAAGTAGAAGCTACAAAGTTATTCATCTCTAAGCAGAGTGATATTTATAGAGTTCCATACGGCAGAAGACTCAGTGAATTTCCTAGACAGTGCATTTTCATTGGTACTACTAATGACGCTGTATTTTTACAGGATAAGACAGGCAACAGACGTTTTTTCCCGATAGCAGTACGCAAGAAAAATCCTGTTTTGTGGAGCAAAGAGATGGAAAGCAATGTAGACCAGATTTGGGCAGAGGCTTTGGAAGCATATAAGAAAAAAGAGTCACTGTGGATAGGTGAGGAGATGGAGCAGGAGGCCAAAAAAGTACAGAAGGCTTTCACTGAGGAAGATACGCTGCTTGGCATGATTCAGGAGTTTGTCAAGGTCAGGATTCCCAAAAACTGGTATCAGCTTGATTTACCAACAAGGCAGAATTATTTCAGAGGTACAGCTTTTGAGGTAGACGAAGAGGACAGCATGGAAAGGACAAGAATAAGTCCTATTGAGGTATGGTGTGAGCTTTTAGGCAACAAACCTAGTGATTTTCCTAATTACAAAAGAAAAGAGATTCGAGGCGCACTTGACCAGCTGGAAGAATTTCATCTGTATAAAAATGGACAAAGGCATGTATCTTTTGGTAAAGCCTACGGGCAGCAAAGGTCTTATATAACTGAAAAAGATGCAACTTTTACAGAGGAGGAAAACATGAAAGAAATGTTGAGTTAAAAATAAACCGAACACCGAACACTTGCGGTGTAAAAGTAAAAATCACTTTTACTATTTTAAGGCCATTTCTATTATGAAATGTACACATAGGGTGGACTTTTTTTAGATTTACACGATAACATCAAAAAGTCAATATGATTTTTTACACCGCAAGTGTTTGTCGAACAGCACATAACATCATATAAATACTACATTTAGAACATATGCCGTGTAAAAAGACATACATTTTCTATAAGAGTATGTATACAGGAAAAAGGGGGATACAAATGTGATATATAGCTTTTGTTATATAAGCTACCTGATTAGTAATAAAATAGCCATATAAAAAGTTATGGAGTTTTTTCTTAATTTTTACGCTGCATATGTTCTTTTTAATTAGAAACCCTTGTAAATCAAGGCTTTGCTGTAATTGCTGAGAACATTTGCATGGTAAAAGTTGATACCGGAGGATAGTAAAAGTGCTGGAAAAAGACATAGAAAAGTATTTTAGACATAAACTTATTGACCAAGGTTGTCTAGTTTTTAAGTTTGTGTCGCCAGGAAATGTAGGAGTACCAGACAGAGTCATTATATCCAAAACAGGAAAGGTGTATTTTGTGGAGTTGAAAAGACCTGGAGGCAAAATCAGGAAGTTACAAACCATGTGCATACAAAAGTTGAAAAGTCACAATGTGTGGGCAGGAGTGATTTCCACGAAAGCTGAGGTTGATGATTTCTGCAAGCTGGTGATTATAAATGATAGGAGCTGATTACAGCGACGAAGAATAGTTGCAGGGCAAATTATATACAGAAGTTGTTAATGGTGGTTTAAATCAGCTTATACTAGCTTAAAAATAAAAATAGGGAAAGAGGGTAATGTGTAATGAGGTTCATACCTAGACCTTATCAGGCATATGCAGTGGAGCAGGTAATTGAAAAACCTGCTTTGGCTCTCATGCTTGATATGGGATTAGGCAAAACAGTAGTCACTCTTACAGCAATTAAGGAGCTGATGTATGATTATTTTGAGGTAAGCAAAGTACTGGTAATTGCGCCAAAAAGAGTAGCAGAAAGCACATGGCCTGCTGAAGTAAAAAACTGGGACCATACCAAGGATTTAAAAATTTCCGTGGTTGTGGGCAGTGCCAAGCAGCGTATGGAAGCCTTAAAAGCAGGTGCAGACATTTACGTTATTAACCGGGATATGGTGTCTTGGCTGGTAAATCTGTATAAAGGCAATTGGGATTTTGATATGGTAGTCATTGATGAATCATCTTCCTTTAAATCCCCAAAATCTAAAAGGTTTAAAGACTTGAGAAAAGTAAGGCCTTTGATAAAAAGAATTGTCGAGCTTACAGGCACACCATCACCTAATGGCTTGATGGATTTGTGGAGTCAGATGTATCTACTGGATATGGGAGAAAGGCTTGGCAAAACGATTACGGCTTTCAGAAGAAGGTTTTACACACCTGGCAGGGGCAACGGCTATGTGACATATGAGTGGTGTCTTAATGATGGAGACGATAAAGAGATACTACGCAGAATAAGTGATATTTGTGTAAGCATGAAATCAAAAGATTATTTAAAATTACCGGAGGTGATATACAATAAGGTGCCTGTGAAGCTGTCAGAGCGTGATAGAGCCATGTATAAAAAGATGGAAAGGGATTATGTACTAGAAGTTGCAAACGACGTTCTAACAGCAGGTTCTGCTGGTGTAGTGACAGGTAAATTACTACAGCTTGCAAATGGCTGTATTTACAATGAGAATAGAGAAATAGTACACCTGCATGATGAAAAAATACAGGCTTTGAAAGAATTGGTCGAGTTAAACGAACATACAAGCTATTTAATTTTCTACTGGTTCAATCACGACCTCGTTCAGCTGAAGAAAAATTTCCCATATGCACGCGAACTGAAAACCAGTGAAGATATAGAAGATTGGAATGCAGGCAAGATAAAAATGCTGTTAGTGCACCCGGCTTCGGCAGGGCATGGACTTAATCTGCAATTTGGTGGATATACTGCCATTTGGTACTCACTGACATGGAGCCTAGAGCTTTATCAGCAAGCAAATAAGAGGTTGCACAGGTCAGGACAAGAACATGCAGTAGTAATACATCATTTAATTGCAGAAGGTACTATTGACGAGGATGTTATGAGGGCATTGGAGAGTAAGGGCAAAAGTCAGGACTCAATGCTTGAAGCAGTAAAAGCAAGAATAAAAGAGTATGCAGGAGGCTAGTATTATGTGTGTCTTAAATTCAAATGATTATGTCAAGCTGACCAGGAGTTACCTTGATAACTATAACAAGTATATGGATTATGTAGAAAAGGCTTTTGCCAGATGTGACGAGATAGATTTGGAACTTGCTGATGAAAGCATAAAGACAACGACATATGGGCTGGAGCAGGGAGGAGGTTCTGAGCTTACCCCTGTTGAGAGGGCCGCAAGTAGGAGAATGAAGTTAAAGAGTGAAAAAGCAGATTTACAGGACAAAGCAAACTTAGTAAAATCATTTTTGTCTAATCTGCTTTGGGGTATTGGCAAGCTGGACACAGAGGATAAAGTGTTAATATCTAAGCTGTATTTCAGACACCTGTCTACCCTTGAGATTTCTAAGGAAATGCACATAACATCAAGATGGGTACGTATCCAGGCAAGACAGGCAGAGAAAAGACTCGCAGTATTGCTATTTGGGAAAGCTGCTGAGGAGAAAATATATTTTTTATAAAAAATGTGAAAAAACTTCCGCATTTTCGTGTCAAGTGTGATATAATATATCATGTCCACAGGTAGAGAGGTGTCTCGCGCATAATCTTTACGCCCTAAATATTAGTAGTTTCTCATTCACGAAAAAGGGCAGAGCTGTAAAGAGTTCTGTCCTTTTTCGTTGCGTAAATTTAAGGAGTGAAAACATGGTAAAAGTAATTGCTATGGCGGTAAAGGACTTGGTTCCTTATGCTAACAATCCTAGAAACAATGAGCAGGCAGTTGATACAGTAGCCAAAAGTATTAAGGAATTTGGCTTCACAAATCCAATTGTTGTGGACAGTGACAATGTGGTTATTAATGGTCATACTAGACTGCTGGCTGCTGAGAAGCTGGGACTCGAAAAAGTACCAGTTATTAGAAAGGAAGATTTGACACCGGAACAGGTAAAGGCCTTTAGACTGGTCGATAATAAGACCTCTGAACTGAGTGGCTGGGACTTTGAAAAGCTGGATGCTGAAATTGCAGAGCTGCAGGCTATGGACTTTGATATGTCAGAGTTTAAATTCGACATGCCTGCCTCTGAGGGGTATGGTGATTTCTTTGAGGATTCACCTGCCAAGGAGCAGTCACAGGACGAGGCAGATGAGGATATTACCACAGATGCTGCGTCAGAAGATGAAGTGATATGTCCGCACTGCGGGAAAAGCTTTGTTCCATGATAGTGTGTTTAGCTGGCAGGGGTAGCTTGTCACAACAAAAAAAATTAGACGTTGCTTTAAGTTTAGCAGGTGGTGAGAGTAGAGTGAATATTTGTTTAGCAGGTGGTGAGAGTAGAGTGAATATTTGTTTAGCAGGCCAGGATCCAACAAGAAAAGATAAACAGGAAAATATGAGAAAAAGTTTAGCACCTTTTATCTTGGAGAGCTTTGTGCAGGTAACACCTGACTCCACTAAGTTACTAAAATACTATCCATTCTACATGCTGGACTCAGGTGCTTTTTCTTTTATGCAGGGTACTAAGCAGTACACAAAAGCAGATTTCACGGCCTATGTAGACAAATATATTGCTTACGTCAATGAGAATAATATAAAGCACTTTTTTGAAATGGATGTTGATTGCATTTTGGGTTATAAGAAAGTGCTGGAGCTTAGAGAGTACATAAATAGAGAAACTGGAAAGAAGTGCATCCCAGTATGGCATAGGTCCAGAGGGAAATATGAATTTGAAAAAATGTGTGAGGAGCATGATTATGTTGCCCTAGGTGGTATTGTGAGCAAGGAAATAGAGCCAAAGCATTACCATGTGCTACCTAAGTTAATAGCAGAGGCACACAGAAGAAAAGCTAAGATTCACGGGCTGGGGTTCACCAGCATGAAATGGCTGCCTATGTGTCATTTTAACAGCGTTGACAGTACTGCATGGCTGGCGGGGTGCAGGTTTGGATACTTGTATAAATTTAATGGTAAAAAGATGGTGCAGATTCGCAAGCCCGAGGGCACCAGGATGAGAGATTCTGTAGCAGTTGCCACACACAATTTCAAAGAGTGGGTTAAATTTCAGAAATGGGCTGTAGGTTGTTTGTAAGGTAGAAATAAATATGTATATTTTTATCTTTTTAGCCAGAAGATTTCCACCTCTTAGGTGGGAGTATGTCAAGGAAAGTGGAGGTTTTTCAAATGAAGTCAGAGTATAAGGCAATAGTTTTGCTATCCGGTGGTATTGACTCTACTACCTGCCTAGCAAAAGCCGTTGCTATATATGGCAATAATAATGTGCTGGCCCTGTCTGTACATTACGGACAGAAGCACGAAAAAGAAATCAAGAGTGCAAAAGCAGTAGCAAACTATTACAGGGTAAATCACATGGAAGCCGATTTGTCAGAGGCTTTTAGATTAAGTGACTGCCCGCTATTGGCTAGCTCGCATAAAGAAATCAAGCATGAGTCCTATGCTGAACAGCTGGCTAAGATGGGGGATTGTGGTACGGTAGACACCTATGTACCATTTAGAAACGGTCTTATGCTGGCCTACGCAACCTCTATAGCTGTTTCTGTGCGAGCTGAGGTTATTTATTATGGTGCACACGCTGATGATGCAGCAGGCAGGGCTTATCCCGATTGCACACCTGAGTTTTTTAAGAGCATGAATAGAGCTATTTATGCAGGCAGTGGATTTACCTGTCGGTTAGAGGCTCCGCTGATTTATCTCAATAAAGCAGAAGTGGTTAAGCTGGGGATACAGCTTAAAGCACCATACCGCTTAACATGGAGCTGTTATGAGGGTGGAGATAGACCTTGTGGTACTTGTGGCACCTGCATTGACAGAGCCAAGGCATTTGAAGCTAATGGAGTAAAGGACCCTGCATTGGAGGTTTAAGCATGTACACAGTAACAAAAAGATTAGAAATATCGGCAGCTCATAAGCTGGCACTTAATTATCAGAGTCCCTGCACTAGACTGCATGGTCATAACTGGATAATTGAAATAACCTGCCAAGCTAAAGAGCTTAATGAGCAGGGCATGGTGGTTGACTTTAAGCACATCAAAAATATTATTGGACAGGAGCTGGATCATCAGTATTTGAATGATGTGCTATTGCGCAATCCTACAGCAGAAAATATAGCAAAGTGGATTTGCGGCAAAGTACCGAATTGTGTGAGAGTAAAAGTACAGGAGAGTGAGGGCAATGTTGCCATTTATGACAATACCTGACCAGGGATTCTTAGTTAATGAGATTTTTGACAGCATAGAGGGTGAGGGTAAAAGAGCAGGACAGCTGGCTACCTTTATCCGTCTGAATGGCTGTAATTTGCACTGCTCCTACTGTGACACAGCCTATGCACAGGATATGTCTAAAGATTGCGAAGTTACACAGGTGCAGGATATTTTAGATAATATCAGATGTAAGAATGTAACGATTACTGGCGGTGAACCTCTTATGCATTATAAGACACTACCAGGTCTGCTGACAGCATTAGATAATTTACAGCACTTGTACCATGAGGTAAATATTGAGAGCAACGGCTCCATGCCAATAAATGATTATCTGAGATTTAGCAATGTATTCTTCACTTTGGATTACAAGTGTAAATCTTCCGGCATGAATGGAAGTATGTACCTGCCTAATTTTGAGCAGGTACGGGCTAAAGATGTAGTAAAGTTTGTGGTAAGCAGTGTAGAGGATTTAGAGGAGGCTGCTGATGTTTATACACATTTCTTCCTGAGCAGGTTGAAAGGCAATGTGTATTTATCACCAGTGTTTGGCAAGATTACACCTGCTGAAATTGTGGACTTTATGAAACGGACTAAGTACGAGAAATTTGATTGGCGGTTGCAGCTGCAGCTTCACAAGTATATTTGGGATCCTGAGAAAAGAGGTGTTTAGGGAATGGCTGATGTAGAAAAAGCAGAGCTTGCAGTAAAGCAGCTCCTATCCTGCTTTGGTGTAGACACTGATAAGAGACCAGGCATGGAGGAAACACCAAAAAGAGTAGCGAAAATGCTAGGTGAAGTATGGGAAGGTATGCAGTACACAAATGACCAGCTGGCAGAGATGTATGGTAAGACTTTTGACTGTCAGTCCAGTGATATGGTTGTAATAAAGGATATTGAAGCATTTAGCTACTGTGAGCACCACCTTGCCTTAATCTATGATATGAAAATTAGTGTCGGATATTACCCTAGCAAAGGTAAAGTTATTGGGCTTTCAAAGATAGCACGAATTGTTGACATGTGCTGTAAGAGGTTACAGTTACAAGAAAGAATTGGGACTGATATTTTGGAAGTCCTGCAGAAGATTGTCGGCGATGATGTCATTGTCAGGATAGAAGCCAGTCACTCCTGCATGACTGCAAGAGGGATTAAAAAGCCAGGTGCAAAGACTGTCACAATAAGCAAGAAAGGGTTGTTTGATAGCTTTTTGTACACACAGGAATTTTTAAAACTGGTTAAGGATTAAGGCGGTGTAGATTTGGCAGACTATAAAGTAGAAGCCTTTAATAAAGCCTGCCAGATTTGGAAGGACAGCAAGGGTAAGATTCCAATCCGCAGGCTGGCAAGAGAGGTTGGCGTAACAGCTGGCACTATTGCACGCTGGCGGGATAATGGCTGGGTGCAGAAGTCTAAACGGCTAGGCGGTGGAGTAAAAGGCAATCAGAACGCAAAAGGGCATGGAGCCCCAAAAGGTTCACAGAACGGCCTGAAAACAGGAGCCTACTCTAAAATTGATATTTCCACACTGACACCTGAAGAAACTCATATGCTGCTTAACTATGACAGGGACCCTATAAAGCTCTTGGATTTTGAAATTGGTCTAATGCTTGTGAGGCAGAAGAGGATGTTTGAGCTTTTAGAGGCAGTCAGAGCAGACAGGGACATGATTACTGAGGAAATATCTCACATCGCTATAGAAGCTGGATTCAGCCCTGACAATCCATCTTTAAAGGAGCAAACAAAGTGCAGGCAGGCTCTAGTAGACAAGATTATTGCCATAGAGGAAGCACTGACCAAAGTACAGGAAAAAGTAGTGCGGGCTATTGAGTCCAGGAATAAGCTAGCAGAAAAGCAGGCAGAGAAGAAAAAGGAGACTGCAAAAGACAGCCCTATTAGTTTTGTATTTAACAGGAAAGCCTGATAAAGCACTTGCAGAAATGTGAGTGCCTTTTTATTGCAAGGAGTTGTAGCATGGAAGTAAATATTGCAGATAAGATAGCACCGTGCTATGACGATTGGTTTTTTGATGTCATGGAGCATGGTCACACGCATTACTGGCTCCCAGGAGGTCGAGGCAGTGCAAAGTCCACTACCATCAGCGAAGTGATACCCTTATTGCTAATGCAACCGAAGAACAGGGACGTACACGCTGTTATTATGCGTAAAGTAGGTCGAACACTGCGCGATTCTGTTTATAATCAGATTTTGTGGGCTATTGAGGAACTTGGAGTAATGCACCTATGGAGAGCTAAAACCAGTCCTTTAGAGCTTACATACAAAGATACAGGGCAGAAAATAATATTCCGTGGTATTGATGATAAACAGAAAGTCAAGTCCATAAAGCCAGCTTTTGGCTATGTAGGTGTTACATGGTATGAGGAGTTGGACCAGTTTGACAGCATGGAAGAAATACGAAACCTCAACCAGTCATTACTGCGTGGCGGCGATACTTCTTGGTGTTTTTATTCTTACAATCCACCAAAGAGCCGCGACAACTGGGTAAATGAGGAAGTGCTGTTTAACGACTCAGATAGACTTGTACTCCACACTAATTACACTCAGATACCTAAAGATTGGCTAGGCCCACAATTCATTGCTGAAGCTGAAAAGCTGAAAAGGAAAAGAGAAGAGCTGTGGCGACATGAGTACATGGGTGAGGTTATTGGTTCTGGAGGTGATGTATTTGATAATGTGCATGACATGAGAATGTCAGACAGCAAAATACAGCTTTTTGACCGCCTGCACTACGGTTGTGATTTCGGTTTTGCTGTAGATCCTTTGGCTTTTGCGGCTATGCACTATGATAAAAAGCACGAGGACCTATACATCTTTGATGAAATTTACAAATACAGCTATGATACCAGGCCAGCTGCAGAGGAGATAAAGAGCAAGGCAGGCAGAAGGCTGGTAATAGGTGATTCTGCTGAGCCAAGGACAATAAAGTCTTTCAAAAATTATGGAGTCAACATGATAGGGGCTAAAAAAGGTCCTGATAGTGTTGCATACGGTATAAAGTGGTTGCAGGAAAGACGGAACATCTATATTGACAAAGAGCGTTGCCCTAACACCTACAAAGAGTTTGTTAAGTATGAGTATGCAAGGAATAAAGACGGGAGCTTCATTTCCTGCTATCCTGACGTTAATAACCATGCTATAGACGCTGTAAGGTATGGCTGTTCTGGAATTATGAGAAATGAAAAGGATGTTACTTCGAGAAATGTAAATTTGTGGTAGGTGATACTTTGGAAACTGTATCTATATACGATTATGATTTTCTGTACGACTCCTACACAGGGGGCGGCGGCTACCTTGAAGGTACTTATATTATACCGCACCCCAGGGAGGACACAGATAAGCTGTTGCGAAGAAGAAGGCTAAGTTACTATTCAAACTTCGTAAAGCCCGTTGTCGATTCACTGACCAATCCGATTTTCCGCAAAGAAATTGCAAGGGACTGGGGTGGAGGTAACAGCATCATAGGTGACTTTCAACAAGATGTTGACCGCTTTGGTAATACAATGAATAGCTTTATGAAGCAGTGCTGCCGAATGGCTAAGTTATATGGTTCTGTTTTCGTTTTTGTCGATAATGACAGAACCATTGAAGCGGGACAGAAGTCAGCTATTGAAAAACGGCAGTACCCATATCTCTATATCATCAAGCCTGAAAATGTCACCAATTACAAATGTGATAGCAGCGGTGTCATCAGAGAGATTGAGTTTAAGTGCGGTTCTACTTACAGTAAGTCTTTTGCTGGCTATAAGGTGATGATGGATACTGATACATGGAAATGGACTCCTACCGATTGGCAGGTAACACGGCATGATGGTGTTGTAGAAAAAGGAAAGAATAATCTAGGTTTTATTCCGGTGGTGCCAGTATTTGGTACTGAGCATGAAAATGGTGATTTGCTACCACTGTCACCTATGATATCCATAGCCAGAACTAATCTGACCATCTACAATCTGTCAAGCGAGTTACGAGAGTTGTTGAGGAATCAGGCCTTTTCTATTCTGTGCTATCCGGTAACTGAGGGAGTGCCTATTGATAAAGCACTATCCAGCATTAAGGTTGGCACTAACGATATGCTGCTGTTTGATGGCGAGGTTGGAGCGCGACCATTCTTTATTGCGCCGGAGGCATCACAGGCTCAGCTGCTGCAGTCCGAGATTCAAAGGTTGATTGATGATGTGTACAGGCAGGCAAGTCTATCATCTGTGACCGCAGTCGAAACTAAAGCAAGCGGTGTAGCTAAGCAGTGGGACTTTGAAAACACCAATCAGGTTCTTGCCGATATGGCAGAAAATCTGGAGGTAGCAGAGAAAAAAATCATGAAATACTGGTCTGCATATTTTGGGGAGGAAATTGATTACAAAGTTATCTATCCCCGTGATTTTGGCATTGTTGACATTGCATCAGAGCTAGACAATGTTGCTAGAGCACTGGAATTGAATGTTGGTGTTGAGTTTAACAAGCAGGCCAGGATAAAGGCCGTTGAGGCTTATCTTACTGGTATTCCTGATGATGAGTACGATGCGGTCATTAATGAAATCCGCAATAATGCCACAGATCGTTTAATGTCGGAGTTATCCCAAAAGCAGCTAAAGGAAAGAATTAACAATGGCCAAATTGAAGAGTAATGACGACACCCTTAGTGAGAAGCTTGAAAAGATACTAGAAAAATACTCTAAAGAGTTCAGAAAATTGGCTATCAAAACAGAGGTAAAGATAGCTGAATCTCTGGCTGAGGGTAAAGATTTGGATACCTCAATAGCTTTAGCACTCAAAGGGTTTGACTATTCCAATAGAAAAATAACTATCTCCGCTGTGATTGATGCTGCGGAGATAGGAATACAGGACAGGGTAGACGAGGAATTCGTTGACCAGGTGTGGACAACGGATGGAGTTAACTTGTCCGAAAGGTTATACAGCATGTCTGCTTATACAGGACAGCGTGTGAGGGATACAGTGAAAGCAGGTCTACTGAATGCAGACTCAGCCATAAATATTGCCCGAAAGCTGTATGATGGATATGGAAGTGGTGCGCTAATCCCTAAAGCTGAAATTCCGCAGTACCTTGGTAGAATGACCAGAAATGTGTCGTTAGCTATCATAGGTGATAATTCGGATAAGGAAAAAATATTTCAGGACATAGACAAACTGAAAAAGCAGGTAAATGAACTGAAAACCGATGCACTAAGAGTTTCATATCAGAATCTATTAGCATCGCTAGAATCATATAAGAGTGAAGCCATCAACAAGGCAATACAAGTGGCCCTGGAAGAGAAGAGCCGGTATCAAGCTGAACGCATAGCAAGAACCGAAACCGCAAGAGCTTGGTTTGAGGGATATATTGCTAGGTACGGTGATGATACCGATGTATGGGGCTACAGATGGGAGTTGTCTTCCAATCACCCCATACATGACCAATGCGATGTATGTGCTAATGCTGATATAGGTTATGGCAAGGGGCTATATCCAAAAAAATATATGCCGACCATACCTCTGCATCCGCACTGTAGATGTCATCTACTTCCTGTGTTTATCTGGCAGGTAAATCAAAACAGAAGTCCGAATCCAAAGCTTGTACATGACTATATAGATAGCCTATCTGCAAAGGAGAAAATCGCGTTGTTTGGTGTGAAAGGTCTTGAAGAGTATAGGCGCGGGAAAGATTGGCAAGAGGTTCTAAGAGGATGGAGAGGTTTTACCAATCCACTTGCTAGGAGAAGAGTTTTTAGGAGGAATGAACAATGAAAACAAAAGAAGAAATTATTGCTGCACTGAAAAATGTGGAGGGAGGCGAGGAATTTGTAACCGGTTTTAACAACCTTTTGAAAGATGCGAATAATAATATCAAGCTGGTGAAAGAGTTAACCGCTAAGGTTAGTGATTTGACCGCTGATAAGGAAACACTGACCGGTAATTACAATAAGCTGTTTGACTTTATTGGTTTGCCACTGGATACCTCCAATTTGGATGAGGCTCTGGAGGAAATCAAAAAGAAGCAGCAGAAGAATGATAAGTCTACTGCAGATATTGCAACTCTGAAAAGCCAGCTCAACGAAATGAAAAGAAATTACAAGACCTTATCTGATAAGAGCGCTGAGTTTGAAAAGCAGGCATCCACTGAAAAGACTAAGCGTCAGGGTATGATTAAGGAAATGGCCTTGCGGACCGCTCTTGAAGTCAACAAAGCACTCAATCCGGCTATCACATCACGATTGATGATGGGCAACATTAAAGTGCTTGACGATGACAGTGTTATCTATGTTGACGATGATGGTTCTGAGGTGACTGTTGACGAGGGTGTAAAAGCCTTTTTGACTAAATACCCTGATTATAGGGCTAATCGTCAGATATCCGGTGCTGGCGGTGGTTTCAATGGCTCTTCTGGTGGCAATATTGATTATGAGACTCTATCTCCGGCTGAGTATCGCAAGGCTCGTGCCGAGGGTAAGATTATATAATTTTTACACAGGAAAGGATGATACTTTATGGGAAATACTTTATTAACACCTGCGCTTATTGCACAGGAAGCTCTTATGCAGTTGGAAAACAACCTTGTTTTGGGCAATCTTGTAAACAAGGATTATTCCAACGATTTTACCGGTTCCTCTGGCGACACAATTACTGTTCGCAAGCCTAACACTTTTAAAGTGAAAGAGTTTGATGAAGGAACGGGGATTGAGCTGCAGAATGTCAAGGAAAGCGGTGTACCTGTTAAGCTGGACACTCTTTTGGACATTTCTTTTCCAGTAACTACCAAGGAAATGACACTGAGCATTTCTGATTTTAGCCAGCAGTTTATTGTTCCGGCAATGCAGGCATTCGCTCAGGATATTGACTCTCGGCTGGCTAAGTTGATGCTTGAGATTCCATATCATGTAGGCATTGCAGGAAGTGCACCTAGCGCTGTTGCCAGCATTACTGCACTGCGTAAGAAGATGAATGATAACAAAGTGCCTATGGCTGGGCGTAATCTCGTTTTAGATACCGCTGCGGATGCTAAGCTGCTGGAACTGGATGCATTCAACCGTGTTGATGCTTCTGGTACTGATGCAGCGATTCGTAACGCAGAACTGGGGACGAAGTTCGGCTTTAGCTGCTACATGGACCAGAATATCGAAAATTTTGTTTCCGGCATTACTACAGCTGCAGCTGGCTTGAAAGTAGCGGATACCGTAGAGGTTGGCGCAACTACAATTACCGTTACGGATTCTGCTATTGAGGGTGTTATCAAAAAGGGTACATTGCTCACTGTAGCAGGTTCTTCTCAGCAGTTTGTCGTAACTAAGGATGCTACCATTGCTTCCCACAGTGCTTCTGTGAGTGTTTATCCTGCAGTAGATGCAGGTATCGCACAGAACAGTGCCGTTACCGTTGTGGGAAATCATACGCTGAATATGGCATTCCATCGCAATGCTTTCAGCCTTGTTTCCCGTCAGCTGGCCAGACCTATGGGATTGACCAATGTTTCCAATGTATCCTACAACGGCCTTGGTTTGAGAGTGGCTTATGGTTACGATATGACTAAGAAGCAGGATATTATTTCCATCGATGGTTTGTTTGGGTTCACAACTCTTACCCCTGAACTTGCTTGTGTTCTTCTCGGTTAAGAGCGTGTTTTTCTGAATCAACATGGGCGACAGGCAACTGTCGTCCTTTTTATTCATAACGGAGGTTTGTATGAAGACTATCACATTATACGATGAGAATGAAGAGCCTATTATTGTTAATGCCTGTGATGTTGACAGGTATTTAGCAAATGGTTTTACTGAGGCAACGGCAAAAACAAAAACATCTTCAAGAAAGAGTGCTGCTAATGGAGATAAAACTTGAATTTGATAATAGGGCTTTACTAGCTTTTAAGGTTGCTCCCGATAATGCTAAAGAGGCAGTAAGGCGCTCTATAAGAGAATCTGCTGTACTTGTTCAGGAGAGAGCACAAAAAAGGCACAGGTTCATATCCAGGACAGGCAATCTTGAAAGAGCTGTTGTTGCAAGTATCCAGGAAGCGCAGGCAGCCATATTCCTGGATAAGCGCACCGCGTCCTATGCAGGATTTGTTCATGAGGGGACAGCTCCTCATGATATTTTTCCTAAAAAGCGAAAATGTCTTAGGTGGGCTGGCAGAGCAGGTTTTGTATTCGCAAAAAAAGTGCACCACCCAGGAACCAAACCTGACCAGTTTCTCTATAAAGCGTTGAATGATTCACGCACAGAGATACAGGCTATTTTCAATAGACATATCGCTGGTGTATTCACAGGAGGTGTTTAGACTTGATAATAGCTATCAGTGATATTAGAGATGAGCTGGTGTATCCGGTACTGAAAGCAGCAAATACCACTTCTATTAATATTCTTGGTGAGGAAGTAGTTACTAATAAGTACCTACAGGATTTAGAAGAATACGCCAATGATTTTGTAATGAGTGTTGCAGGAGTGGGGTTAGAGAGCATTGTAACACCAGCTCCGTATAAGTTAAAGGAATTATGCAAAGCGAAGCTATGTTTATTCGTGTGCCTCGCAAAGTCATATTCAGCTAGTCTATCAACCCGAGGTAGTGATTCCCGTGATAGCTGGTCCGAAAAATTAGAATATTATACGACAATGGTTAAAACATTAGAGCCGCAGATAAGTAAGGAAATGCTGTTAGGCGATAGCAGGAATACTATCTTATTTGGCTCTGTTCAGCTTCTTAGGGGGTAACGCTGTGGTCTGGCTTGAAATTATGAAAGAACTACAAAAAGCATTTTCCGGTGTCGCCCCTCATGTTATTGTTGGTGCTCTGGAACCAGCTGACTATGCAAATGATGGGGTTGTATTCCTAATTCGTGATGGAGAATCAATTCCATCTTTGAAAAGCCTCCACGAGGATATGCAAGGAACCGTAAACTTATTGATAGAAAACTGGGTTCGTGACGATACCACAGATATTTACAACGGTTACGGTAAATTGGCTGAACAGGAGGATAGAATGATAGAATCCATAAAGTCCTGGCTAGTCAACAGAAATACTGATGATTTCAGTATTCTTTCTTGCAATGTAGGCGAGATAATTAGTGACGGTGACGCAAAAAGACCATTGGTCGGTTCGCGAATGTCACTTGATATAACATACAGTGAATAGGAGGAGTTAACATGCAGCTGTCACGAGGATATTTTACTAGGTTGGTCATCGACGAGGAAACATCGTTTAATGAAATACCAACCACAAAAGCCGGTAAGATAATGCCATTCAATAAGTTGGAACTTGCCAGCGAGCAAACTATGATTAATCCGGCTACCATTACGGGTACCAGAAATGCAGTCGAGCCTGCTAGAGGCCATGTAACTGCGGGTGGTAGCGTGACTATCCCAGTGGATAGCACTGCCATAGGCCATTGGTTGAAAGGAATTTTCAATGCACCTGTTACCACAGAAGATAGCGACACCAGCAAGTATAAACATGTATTTTCAATTACTAATAACCAGCCGAGCTTGTGCATAACAAAGGAATTTCCTGATATTGGGCAGTACTTTACATACACCGGTGTCAAGATAGGAAGCTTCTCTTGCACATTCGGTGATGATGGTGAGCTTACTGCTGATATGGATCTGCTGGGCTGCGATGAGGTTATAAGTTCCGAGCAGTATGATAAGGCTGCTACTGAGGCAAAGCTTAGCAGATTGAATAATTTTGCATGTGAGCTTAAAGTTGATGGTTCCAAGGTAGCTAATGTATCCACTCTTGACCTAAAGCTGGATATGGGGCTGGATGACAGTATTTACACCTTGGGGCACAAAGGCAGAGGTGCAATTCCTGAAGGACTTGTGCAGGTAAGTGGCACAATCCACAGTCTGTTTACAGACACTGAGTTACTGCAAAAAGGAATAGATGCTACTCCTATTGATTTGGAGTTGACGCTAACTAATTCAAGCGATTCGCTGGTTATTAAAATGGACGAGGCTCAAATCTCTCGTACCTCACCTGCCATAAGTGGTCCTGCAGGTGTATCCGTCGATATAGATTTTGTGGCTTACTACAAGAATAGCGTGGATAAGTCCTCAATCGTAATCGAATTGACAAATAGTGTAGAGGAATATTAAGGAGGAAACATTAATGGATATTGAAGTAAGATATTTAAATCGAAAAGACATGAAAGCATTGAATAAGGCTGGATTGAACCCCATGCTGAACAATTTGGATGCCACAAAATCTATGGACCTGGTGGACTTCATCATTGATTTGAAGTACTCCGATGTTGAAGGGATTGACGAGCTTCCATATTATCAGGTTCTCAACCTTGCTAAGAATACAGTTACACAGTCTATGCTGGGTAAGGAGCAGGAGGTAAAAAACTCCTAAGCTTCTATCGGTGGCAGAACTCCCCATCAAAGAAGTATTGTCAAGAAACCTGTGTAAAGGAGTTTAGAAAGCGTGGGGCTACCCCTCCATGCGAGGATTGTGAGAATCGGTGCCCCGAATTGTTACCTGAAAACTATGAGGCATGGTATCTGTACACTAATGTACAGACACAGTATAATTACACATTTGGCGGTATTACTGGATTAAACTATCAATCCGTGTGTACAGTAGCAGACATTCTAGGAGTAGAAATTACTCCGTCGTTGTTTGCAAAAATCAGAGCTTTAGAGCACGAGCATTTGAAAGAGGCGGTGAATAAAAATGGCTGACCAAAGTATAATTGTCCGTATTTTAGGTGAAAATAAATTAAGCGGTGTGCTTTCAGATGTAGCTGGAGATATGGGCAATCTGGGCAATGTCATGACCGGCCTCTTTTCAACTGTTGAATTAGTCAAGACAGGATTTGAGGCTCTAAGCGGAGTCATATCTGCAGGAAAAAGCGCATTTATAGATTATAACGCACAGATGGAAACTACGAAAATTGCCCTCACTACATTGTTAGGTAATGCCGACGATGCAGAGGCAACTTTTCGTAAATTACACCGATTAGCAGCAAATACACCTTTCGAATTTCCAGGACTCGCAGATGCCGGTAAGAGATTGGTAGCAATGGGATTTTCTGCTAAAGGTGCTCAGGATGCGTTAGAGGCTTCTGCTAACGCGGCTGCTGCGCTGGGTAAAGGGCAGGAGGGAATTGACAGAATTGGTCTGGCGCTAGGTCAGACCGCTGTAAAAGCTAAGGCCAGTGCAGAAGAAATGATGCAGCTGGCTGAAGTTGGTGTAAACCCATATGAGATTTTGCAGAATAAACTCGGATTAACTGCTGACCAAGCTGCTAATTTAGGAAATCAGAATATAAGCGGCCGTAAGGTGGCAGAGGCTTTGGTTGAAGGAATGGAAGAGCAGTTTGCAGGTTCTTCCAAAGCCCTATCCGATTCTTTTTCAGGAATGCTTGCCACAGTAAAAGATGACATTGCCTATATTTTAGGTGATATTGGAGAACCACTATTCGAAGCACTTAAAGAACCTTTGTCAAAGATTAGGGATTTTATGGCTGATACGGTAAACAGCATTAATGATATCGGATTAGGTGCTACCCTAAAGGATATGCTGGGAGTGGAAGTTATTAATGGTGCGTTAATCGTATGGCAGACTCTAAAACAGACTGTAAGTGGACTCGCTGAAGTTATATGGTCAGCACTGTCAGCCATTGCTAATATAGGTATTGCGCTGATAAACTTTCAAACTTCCATTAATGGCTTTAAAACCGCATTGGGTGAGGGAAGCAGCTTTATTACTGCATTTTCAGCAGCACTCGCCGGAACAAAAACTTTTTTGGATGTACTTTCAGAAGCGATAACCTTTGTCGCAGATAAGATAGCTAATGAATTAATGTATGTTGCCAACGAATCCAATGAATCTTTGAATGAGTTATCTGATACGATTGCTGATACATTATCTCCTGCATTTGAATTTGTAGCTGATGTAATTGAGGCAGTCATTGAAGCATTTACTGGGTTCATAGGCGCTATCGGAGAGCTTTTTGACGGAATTTCCAATATTACGGATTCTGTTCTCACAGCGCTAGAAGGTTTTGCTGACGCTATCGGTACACTCTTTGAGCTGGCACTTGGCGGAGTTTTATCCATTGCAGGTGATTTTGCAGACGGCCTGTATAATCTAATCGTTGGTGGTACTGAGGATACTGCAAACGACTCCAGCAGTATCATAGGCAGCTATATAGACTACTTTTGTGCGGCTTTCGAGGGCTTACAAAGTTCACTAAACTCAATATGGAACGCTATTGCAAATACCATCCTTTCCAAAGTACAGTGGTTTGTTGATAGAATACTGGGGATACTCAAAGAGCTGAGTGGCTATGCCTCTGGAATCGTCGATTTTATTTCTGAGAAAGTGTCTAATATCACCGCTAAATTTAAGGCAAATTTCGATGGAATAAAAAAGGGCATTACTGATGCTACAAAGATTAAAAGCGGCCCTGCTGGCAGTGGCGGTACATCTATGTGGCGAAAAGAAATATCGCCTAGTAGTGCTGACACTGGTGGCACTGGTGATGGGAGGTCTTCAAGAGGTCGCAGTACCGGAACTTCTGCAGTCGAAAAAGCCGCTAAGGAAGCGCAAAAATGGGCAGAAAAGATTGATAAAGATTGGCATGACCTTAACAAAAAACTGAAAAAAGAAACCGAGAGTTCCTATGCTCAGGCCATCGCTACACTAGATGATGAGTATATGAAGTATTACAAGGACATTGAGGAGGCTAAAAACCGAGGAATAGATACTACTCGTTTGGAGTCAATTCTGAGTGATTATTACAAGCGTGTAACTGAGAAATTAAAAAAATCCGCTGATGATGCTTTAGCCGATATGAGGTCTAAAACAGAATTGCTCCGCGCAGATCTGTCTCAGGATTTTACTATCAAAGCCGATGTGCAATACAGCGATGACCTGCGTAAAATTAACGAAGACATAGAGAAGTTCAAGAAATCGTCTCTTACGAATAATTTGGCACACAATGAGGCTGTGGAGGATGTAGTATCTGTATACAAAGCGCAGGCTAATCTCGAGGCGGCTACTAAGAAAATCAATACTGAATTTAAAGGTCTGACCACTGAAATGTCTGACAAGATAAAGGATATTAAATCCCTATTTGATACAGGCAGTATGGATTTGGGGCATTATATTGACCAGCAGATTGATGTTTACCACGGATATACTGATAAGCTGGAAAGCATAGCTACAAGTGTTAAGTCTAAAATGGACGAGGCTTTAGCTAATGAGGATACTGTGGCATTTAAGGCCTGGCAAACTGTGTTGCGAGATGTTAACACGGAGCTACTTGAAATAAAGAAGAGTTTGCAGGATTTGGGTGACGGTACTTACAGTGAAAATCTATTTAACGGTATTCAGGCAGGGTTAGGGAAGCTTAAAACTGTCAAGCAATCAGTGAAACAGTTAGGAGAGGACATCGTAAGCAACCTAAATAACACATTTGATGATTTCTTTAATGAAGTTATGACTGGCAAATTAAAGTCATTTGGTGACTACTGTCAGTCATTTTTTAATTCTCTAGCTAAATCCATTTCCAATATTCTTTCACAAATCATGACACAGTGGACAATGAATGCCGTTTTCGGTATGCTTGGCAATACTTCAGGATTTGGCGGGGGCTTTTTTGGACTAGGCGGAAGAGCTACAGGAGGTTATGTCACTGATATACCTAAATACGCTGGTGGAGGTAACACTTTTTTAGTCGGGGAGAATGGTCCGGAATTTGTTACGCTCAATGGTGGTGGAGCGCAGGTAACTTCAACACATACAACGCAAAGACAGCTTAGTGAAAATACAGCTCCGAATGTTACTATCAATGTCATTAATCAGACAGGTACTGAGTCTAAGGCGGAAACCACGGCACCTAAGTGGGACGGCGAATCCTGGGTTATAAGTGTTGTTCTTAATGCTGTAGCCACAAACAAAAATGGAATGAGGAGCTTGATAAAGGGGGTAGCAACTTCATGAGTGATAAGCTGATTTTTCCAGATATTCCACTCCCGATGTATCCATTGGAGGAGACCTATGAAGACACTTCCATAACAAGTAAATTCGAGGATGGCTCTGTGCAGAGCCGTTCCAAATTTACGAGAAGCAGAGGTTCATGGACTTTGAAATGGAGTTATCTACCCTCTAAGGAATACAGCATATTATTGGATTTTATAAAGAATAAAGCTAAGTTTTCGGCAAATGAATTTTACTGGAAACCGCAGGGGATTCTCGCAGATACTCGCGATGAGATTCGGGTGAGAATTACTAAATTTGAAAAATGGTCACTGGTGGTTAAGGACTATTGGTCCGGCAGTATTACCCTTACGGAGGTTTGAATATGATTTCGCTATCTGCTATAGCAAAAGAAGAAAAAAACAAGCTGTCTACAGGAAGTTCTTTCGTGATACTTCTTGATATAAAGCTTGGTGAGGAGACCATTCATATATGCTACAACACCGAATCAGTTATGTGGAATAGTGCTGAGTATCTTCCGTTTCCATTTACCATAAGTGAAGTTTCGGAGGACACCGATGGTTCAGATCCGAATGTAAAGCTTTCGGTGGATAATACCTCACAGGCTCTGCAATACCTTGTAGAGGAGAATGGCGGTGGTAATAACACAGAGGTGATACTTCGGGTTGTCAATACAGAGGCGCTAGATGTTCAGGAACCTGAGTTAGAAGAGTTCTTTGTAGTGACAAAAACAGAAGTGTCTCAAAGCTATATCACATTTTCTCTAGGAACCGAATATAGTGCTCGCACGCGCAGACCGCTAAACCGCTATATGAAAAATAACTGCCCCTTTAAGTATAAAGGGATTCGTTGTGGAGCAAAGTCTACTCTTCCAGGGTGTGACCACACTTTGCTCTCCTGCCGTGAAAGAAATAACTCGGCAAGGTTCGGAGGCTTTCAGGGAATTGACCAAAAAGGAGTGTATGTACATTGATTGATTATTCAGACCTTATAGGTGTTCCGTTTAAGAATCGAGGTAGGGATAAAAATACCGGGCTTGACTGCTATGGCTTGGTTATGGAAGTTTATAAAAAACTCGGTATTCAGCTTCCAGAGTATTATGCTGACTGGGACAATGTTGAGAAGATTAATGGCATTATTCAGCAGGAAGTTGGTACCAGTCTTTGGAAAAAAGTAGATGGCAGTCATATCCCAATTCCGTGTGTAATGGCTATAAGATTTGGCGTGCCAAAAGGAGTTGTGAACCATACGGGCGTATATGTGGGTAATGGAAAATTTATTCATATTCGGGAAAATGTAGGAGTATGCGTTGACCGCGTAAACAGTCCTGCATGGAAAAAGCAGATTGAGGGATTCTATGAGTATATAGGGTGATTGTATGTCAGCAACATTGATAAAAATCAAAAATGCTTTCGAACCGTGGAACGGTAGAGAAGTCATAAAGCTAAAAGCTGGTTTGACATTGGCGGAGGTTAAGAATATCTATGCAGATCTGCCTTGTGAAATGGTTGTTCAGCTGAATGGTCTAAGTGCAGACGATGATACTGAAATTCAGGATTTGGACTTTATAACCATCCACCCTGTAGTAGGCAAGGGTGGTGGAAAAAACATTCTTGCAATGGTTGCAATGGTAGCACTCACTGTTGCTGCTGGAGCCGTAGGCGGTGCTTTTGCAAATTCAGCAGGTGTGTGGACTACTACATCATACATAGCAGCCTCAGCTACTATGTTCCTTGGTAGTATGCTCATAAATAGATTTTTGGCTCCTAGGGTAGATGTAGGAAACTTCAACCAGGACTACAATACGGACCCCACATATTCCTGGAGTGGTGTTACGACTATGGAGGGACAGAACAACTCCATAGCACTTACTTATGGCAAAGTTAAATCAGCAGGTCAGACCATAGGTAAGTATGTCGATATTGCTGACAATAAGGAGTATCTGAATTGGCTTCTTGCCTGTGGTGAGGGGCCTCTGAGTATTTCAGATATAAAGCTGAATGATAACAGCATAGATTATTATGACGGGCTGACTGTGGAAACCAGGGAGGGCCTGAACGACCAACAGCCTATATCTAATTTCAACGATACCTTTTTTACCAAGCAGCTAGGTTATGAGCTTACATCTGATGAAAGAATTGATACCTGTCAGGGCAACGCCACTGAGGGAATAAAGATAAAAATTACATTCTCCAACGGCTTGTATTATGCAGATGACTCAGGTGGGCTTAGCACAGCGTGGGTAAATTTTAAAGCATGGTACAGAAAAGATGATGGTGCATGGGTAAGCTGGCTTGACGAGCATGTATCCGGAGCACAGTCCTCTGCCTTGCGTAAAGAGTATCGTCTTGACCATCAGGAGGCTGGCAGTTATCAAGTGAAGCTGCAGGTTACTGGACGCTCTCACAGTGTTACGAGTTCTCGTGCTTCTGTCAGAGTATGGTGGTCAGAGCTGACGAGCATAGTCTATGATGATTTCTGCTACCCTAACATTGCTCTTATCGGTTTAAAGGCATTAGCTACTGACCAGCTAAGCGGTGCACCTACAATATCATTTATCAAGGAAAGAAAAACCGTATGGGTGTGGAATCCATACGATGAAAGATACGAAGAAAAGCCCGCCAACAATCCTGCATGGGCCTCCTATGACTGTATCCATCAATGCTGTAAAATCACAAATATTCGCAACAAAACTGGCGAATATGAAGTTAGAGGCGTACCAGCAAAGTATATGCTTTATGATAGATTTTCCGAATGGGCTGATTTTTGTATAGAGAAGAAGCTGGAAATTAACATAGAGCTTACTACGCTGGGTGAAATGCTGGATGTCGTAAATAAAAATATCGCAAATGTCGGCAGAGGCCTGGTGCTAAGGTTTGGCACCAGATACGGTTGTACATGGGACTGCGCCAAACCACCTGTGCAGATGTTTGGCATGGGAAATATCATATCCGGCAGTTTTAATGAAGAATTTATGCAGACCAGTGATAGGGCAAACAGCATTGAGATTACCTACATGGACCGAGATTCTGACTATGCCAGGGAAACCATTACTGTGTATGCAGATGATTATGATAGTCAACCTGTGGAGAGAATGGCGCAGGCTACCTATAATGGCATAACCTCTTATGAGCAGGCATATAGAGAAGGTATGTACCAGCTGTACAGCAACAAATATCTTCTCCGAACTGTCAGCTTTGAGGCGGGTATAGACTCCATAGCGTGTAGCATAGGTGATGTCATATTGGTTGCGCACGATGTACCTAAGTGGGCGAGGTCTGGGCGAATTTATAAAGTAGAGGGACAGGAGATGCTGCTTCCTGTTGAGCTATCTGAGACACTGAGTAAGTACAGAATCAGGTATCGTACTGTCAATGATAATATGTATTCCAGCAATGTACGCATTATTAGTAACGGTAACGGCTGGTGCAGGGTGTTAGTTGAAACCTCTTACAACGATGAAGATCTGCCACAGGCTGATGATATATTTGATTTAGCCGTTGCCAGCATTGGCAGCAAGCCTTTTGTTGTTAAGTCAATATCCCGCGCACAGGATTTTACTAGGAGAATTGAGTGCATTGAATACAATGAGAATATCTATAATGAAAAGTATGACATACCACCCATACAGTACAGCGTGGACGAAAACAAAGTACTTGATGTGAAAAGTCTTCAGGCCGATATTCTGAAATACACCACAGCAACCCTGAATATCGTATTCAGATTAGGGGTGAGCTGGGAAAGAGCCTCAAACGGCTCATTCCATGTGTATAGCTCAGCTGATGGTGTAAATTGGGAACTGTTAGCCTCCGACCTTGATACAACCTACTTCAATACTGATATTACGACCGCTCCTAAGTATATCAAGGTGCGTACATCGAATGGTGCGGTACTTACAAAGGGAGCAATCACGGAAACAAGGGAACTCGATTTAGCGTTACCACCAAAGCAGGTTACAGGATTTGCCTACAAATTAGTTACTGGTGGAATACAGTTCTCCTGGGACGCTAACACCGAAATTGACCTTAAGGGGTACAAGCTCTATCTAGGAGAGGGCGATTGCAACATTAATGATTGCACGCTTATTATGGACGGTGTTAATACAACCAGCACTTTTATCCCTTTGGAAGTGGCTACAAAGTATACTGCTTATATTGTTGCAGTGGATATCATGGGTATAACTTCAGATGAAGCCAGCATGCTGACGGTAGGGGTACCTGACATCGCAGCAGTCACAAATTTTTATGCAGTAAAAAATGGAGATACAATACAATTCTTTTGGGATGAGATGAAAGGGCTGAGCTTTGAATTACGCTGGGGTGCAGCATGGGAAACTGGCAAGATAGTTGCCAAATTGAAAGCCAATGTGTATACAGTCTTTTTCCCTCAACTGGGTACACAGCAGTTCAGCATAAAAGCCTATAATTCTTATGGGTTGTACAGCAAAAATGCTTCTTTCATAAATATCAATCTTACTCCAGCTACTACCCGGAATGTGATTGCTGAATTTGACGAGGAGGCAACAGGTTGGAAAGGAGTTAAAAATTTCTTTTCAGTATCCGGTGACGACCTGGTTATGGATGACGGTGTTCGCGTTGCAGAGTATTTTACGAGTCTGCATCTTGCTAAAGAAGTGGATGCCCGTAACTGGATTGAGTACTACGCTGGTTACATTGAAAAAGATTTGACGTGGCAGGATATAGAAGATAGGTGGGGTGATTATGGTATAGCGTGGCTGCCTGTAGCTGATGATGAACTTGTTAATGTGGAAAATTTCATAACAAGAAAAGTATCAAAAAACTATCTATATGACTTTAATCTTGACGGTAACACCGAGGGAGCTTCAACAGCTAAAGGTGTTACCTATGAAAATGGCAGATTTTCTAAAGGTGCTGTGATACAGCCTACCACCTCTATAAAGTACTCGGTAAATATACCAATGTGCTACCACTTATCTTTCAATATTAGAGTGCTAGACAGCTTTGCAAATCATGTTGTGTTTATGACATTATCGGGAGACTTTGGGTGGCTGAGAGCCGAGTATGTCAACGACGAGTTTGGTCTTGTCGACAACTACGGTAATCGTATATCAGTATTCAACTACTGCAGGGAGGGTGATATTTTGGGTATTTACATTCAGCAAACTCAGAGTTCAAGAATTTTCAAAGTCACTAATGTGGCCAAAAATAAAGAGTCCGTAATGGAAGCTGCTCTTGCTCCATTAGGAGAATTTACAGAAATGAGGCTGGAACCATGAATGAGTCTACAAATTTGCGGGAAACTTGTAACATTATCATCGTAAAAAAGAATGGTAATGTAATCGTAAAGAAAACCAAGGAGGAGCATTCCAATGAAAATTGACGGAGTAATGACTATTGATGTAAGTCGCCATGACGGGACCACCGAAAAAATCATCAAACATAATATGATTGTTGATAGCGGCTTTGACCTTATCTGTGCAGCAATTGGTGGTGTTGCCCAGCCTAAACCTGTCAGCAAGATACAGGTTGGCAGCGGAACATCAGACACGACGGCAGCTATGACAGCTCTTGAAGCGAAGATTGCAGAGGGTGAAGCCAGCTATAACCACACTATAGGCACTAAGGTGTTTTCCCTATCCTCACATTTTGCTGCAGGGGAAGCTACAGGCGCGATTACCGAGGCTGGTGTGTTTAATGCTGACGGAGTGATGCTTGACCGTGTTACTTTCAAAGTAGCGAATATTGATGAAGACGATGAGATTACTGTGAACTTTCAGTTCACATTGTCCTGATGGTTACGGTAGAAAAACAGCCCCTTGCATCGAAGTGGAGTAAGCTCAATTCTGCAAAATGGAGTGAGGCTGTTGGTACCTGGAGAATAAACGGATATTCAAGTCTTTGGGTGATAGATGTAGCCGATGTAATTACGCTCAATGAGTCGCATTATAAGGCGGTAGCTGCCAATGAGAATATCCCTATTCATGTTGGAAGCTCCTATGCAGATAACATTAAGTATCGCATAATGATTCTTGAAAGATTCGGCATTATACCCAAATTGTCAAAACAACGCTATGAAAAGTTTACTGAGTCTGTCGGCATAGCAGATAGCGGTAACTCTTCTGTAGCATTGAGAATAAATACTTTGATAGATGTGCGTGAAGCGGTATCAGACACACGCACTATGTCCCGAAATATTAGGGAACGAGTAGTATTTAGCGACTCTGTTTCCAAGCATCTGGTAAGTCACAGCAAGTCACAGGTATCAGTACATGACGAGATTCTCGAAAACAGCAGGGCTGTCATCAGTGACATTATCATTTCCGATAATGAGATTGATGTGGACATACCCGCAGGGTACGAACCTTGGCAGCCTTTTGTTAGTGGTGATTATACCTATAAAGACGCTTTGCTGAAATGCAGGGTATCCGCTATGAATACTGAGGGGAGAACACTGCTATCAAGTTACAAAGTATTTGTCGATCTGCCGGATATTCAGGACCATGCTGTGACAAAAGTGGAAGCTGAAAAAACTTGGATTCCCTTTGAGCTTGAATTTTATCAGATTCCAGAGGTTACAATCACTATGACTGGCTCTACAGGCAAAGTAATTATCCCTAACATTCTAGAGGTGAATCTAAAAGGATTTTATGTGGAGCTACGAGATACCAGTAATGTGCTATGTGCAGGAACTATATCCTGGCAGGCACTAGGCTGTTAAGGAGGTAAATAACAGTGCAGAAATATACTGAAATAGATGAGAACAAAACATTGAGAGAATCAAGGGAACTCCTGCTCAACAATGATAAAACAGCAATCAGCTGTAATAGCGGGCCAGCGTTTCCTACTATAAATTTACAGCCGGGAATGCTGTGCTTCCGAACCGACGAACAAAAGCTGTACCAGCTTAATGCTGATGGCGCAACATGGGTAGAGTTGTTTAACTTGTCCGGTAATAAAGGTTTAGTTAGCAGGGCTACCACTGCGGATAATGCTCTAAAGGCTAATGGACACACAGTTAATTCTGATGTACCGGTAAATGCAAAATTCACTGATACAACCTACGGAACAGTTACAGATAGCGCATCCGGTCTGATGACCGCTGCACAGAAAAAGAAATTAGATGAACTGTCTAATTACTCTTTGCCAGTAGCTAGTGCCACCACGCTAGGCGGTGTAAAAATAGGTGACGGACTAACAATCACTAATGGCATACTAAGCTCAGGTGTTACTGGAGGGAACGCAACTCATGGTGAAAAGCTGTTTACTGCTAACGATACTTTTGTGGTGCCTGAAGGAGTGTCCACTCTTGTAGTCACTGCCGTTGGAGGCGGAGGTGGTGGAGGCGGCGGTGGTTCTAATGCGGGAGCAGCTGGTATGCATGGCGAAGCACTAGACTTTGTACCGTTAATAGTAACCCCTCTATCATCCCATTCAATCCACATAGGTGGTGGCGGCGGTGGCGGCGGCGCAGGTGGGTCGAATGGTGGCGGTGGTAGTGGCGGTGCCTCTAATCTTTCTAGCGGTAGTATAGGCAGTCACGGTTTAATTGGCTCTCTGAAAGGCTTTTATGGTGGTGGCGGTGGTGGCGGCGGCGGTGCCTCTGGTATAGATAATGTTATTTTAGCAAGAGGTGGTGGCGGCGGTAGTGGCGGCATAGTAAGTTTTTCTGGCAGTGGTAGTAATCATCCTGCCTATGGCGGCGCTGGTGGTATTGGTGGGTCCGTAACTGGCCCTATAGTTATCAATACCTTCTCTAAATACCTTAGTACCACTTATGGTGCCGCTGGTGGCGGTGGTGGTGGTGGTGGCACTAATGAAGGTGGTAGTAATGGCGGTAACGGTAACAGTGGTTGTATTCATATAAAATGGTAGGTGATAATAATGAATATAGCAATATGTGATGAAAAGGGAGTTATAAAGAATGTCATTGTTCTTGACCGGGTGCCTGAACCTGTAGACGATGACTTTTTTGCTGAGTGCCCTGCATGGTGCTGGATTGGTGATTCAATAGATAAGCCAAAGCCTGATGACTGGGTAGATACAACAGAGGAAGAACCAGCAGAGCCGACAATAGAACAGCGTATATCTGATTTGGAAGATGCTGTTCAGGCGATAATGTTTAGTGAGTAGTCTGTATAAAACTACAGTCTGCTTTTTTAATATCTACGTTTTATGGAGGTTGATTTTTATGGCAAACTTTTTAGCAACACGACTCATTCAGGGTAAACTGGCATGGAGCACTTTGGAAAACTCTGCTACTTATGCAAAGTATTGTGATTCCGTGCTTACCGTGCTGGAAACCAGAGGTTACGTAATTGACTCTAACGGCAATTGTGTGAGAAGCAATAGCACAATCGTAGAGTAAAGAGCAAGTACTACGGGAAAGCTCGAGAGAGGGAAGCTGCGGCAACCCTCTCTTTTAAATTTTCGTTAGAAGGTGATGATATGGGCATTGAGTTAGGCCCTGCACTACAGTGGGTATCCCTGTTTCTTGCTATTTGTGGAATGTTTAACTATGTAGTTGTTAAACCTTTGCGATTAGCTATTGATGATTTAAGGGGCATGATAGCTGAGATAAGGGCAGATGCGGAGCAAGGCAGAATAGAGAGGCATATGATGGAAGTCAAGCTGGCAAAGGTAGAGGACTCTGCTAAGTCTGCGCACCATCGGATTGACTCTTTAGAGCAAAGGAAGTGATGTATGCGATGAAATTGCAGACCGATTTAATAGTAGGGGCGGGGCTGGTAATGGCCCTGCTGGCTTCTATCTTTATGGGAGGTAGTGTAGAGCTGCAAACTACAATAGGGAGTGGCCTGATTGGCTATCTTGGTAGAGTGGTTCAGGAACATAAAAGTTAATATGTTTATGGTCAGTCTGAATAATTATATGTGATTACTGCGGTACCATCTAAACATATTCAGACTGGCCAAGAATAAATAAAGGAGTGATTTTATGCAGAAGTGTATTGGTGTAGAAAGATTTGAAGCAAGACCTATGACGTGCGGTGACTATAATATTTATCGTGGCTGGAAGATTCCAGCAGATGAAAATCCTGCCGACGAGGGGTATCTTATAAAGTATCCTGACGGCTATGAAAAATGGATTTCGAAAGAGACTTTCGAAGAAGTCTGTGTTGTGGAAGATGATTCTCCATTGCTGGCCACAGTATTCAACATGAAGAGTCCCGACTATAAGAAGCGTTTTGAAGCTGAGTATCGTCAGCTGAGGATTCGATATGAGGGTTTGAAGAGAATGTGTGAGCGATGGGATGCTGGGGAGCTGGATTTCACGCCTACCTGCCCAAGGGCTGTTTATGATAAACAAATGGCAGCGATGGTTGATTATTTGAGTGTCTTGGAAATACGGGCATTTGATGAAGGCATTGATTTGGGGGAGTGATTTTATGAAAGTATTTATTAATCCAGGCCATGCGCCAAACGGAGTACCAGATCCAGGGGCTGTTAATCCATACAGCGGATTAAAAGAGGCTGTTGTAGTTAAGTGCGTAGGTGATTTGGTAGCAAAGTATCTTACGGAAGCTGGTGTTGATGCGACAGTTTGTCAAGATGATTCTCTGGCAACTATAGTAAACACTTCTAACAGCATGGGAGCGGATGTATTTGTGTCTATCCATTGCAATTCTGCTGCAAACCCGTCTGCGGAGGGTACGGAAACATTTTATTTCTACAGCTCTGAGCATGGCAAAAAGCTGGCTAACTGCATTCAGTCCCAGCTGATAGATGCAATGGATACTGTAGACCGTGGTATCAAGGGAGCAAGGCCTGGTACTAACGGGCTGTACGTGCTGACAAATACAGATGCCGTGGCAGTGCTGGTGGAGCTGGCCTTTATCAGCAATCAGGATGACTCAGTTTTGCTTACTGAAAATCAGGACGATTTCGCGAGGGCAATCGCGAGGGGCGTTACCGATTATCAGCTGATTATGTAAGGAGGAATTTTCATGAGTAAATGGACAGATTTTCGGGATGATATTGTAGAATCTTTGCAGGTTGAAGAAATTACTGAGCAGGTTAAGCAGAATCTGACTAAGCAGATCGTTGAGTCTATCCTGCCTGCTATCAAGACCGCAGCTGATGGCTTCACTGCCAAGATTAAAGAGCAGGCCAAGACGGAACATGGCTGGTGCAAGATTCGTGACATGCTTGTACTGCCTCTTGCAATCAACGGTCTTATTTATGTTGTTGAAATGGTATTGACTAAGACTATGGAAAAGACAGCATGATCTAATGCAATAAAATAACGGCTACTCAGAAAATATACCTGGGTAGCCGTTATTTTTACCATAATCAATCGAAAAAGATTGACAAAAGGGTGATAATTTGTTATAATTAAAACATAGAAAGGAGGTTGCAGATATGAGCAAAAATAAAAACCGATTCAAGCTAATCAAAGCAATCACAAAGCTGTTATTCGCAGTAGCAGCAATGATTGAAGCAATCGCAAGATTGATTGATAGCCTGAACCAGTAAAAAACAGAGGCGAGGCTTCGGCCTTGCCTCCCATATCTATTCTACAACATATCTGCAAAGAAAGAAATGAAAAATTCAACATTATTTTTAGGACTGACATTAATAAGCTGGGGAACCAACAGCTTGTTGGATGCAGGAATTGCCATTAACATCATGCAGGGGCTTTTAGGAGCGATCACAATTTACTATGTGGTAAAAGAAATGAGGGCTAAAAAATGAATATCATAGATGAGGTTATGACTGCCTCTGAAGCGGCGCAGCGTTGGGGGCTTGCTAAGGTTACTGTTCGTCAGGCCTGTTCCGGCTATGCCAAATCCACTCCTAGGTTCACCAAGGAGGAGGCCAGGCAATCCGGATCAACATGGCTTATAACAGTTGCTGGCATGAATAGGGTATTCGGTAAAGACCACAGTCTAAAATGATAAAACGGCTACTCAGAAAATATATCTGGGTAGCCGTTATTATAGATGTTACAAGGGGGTAATAAAGATGTTGAATTATAAATTTATAAATTGGGAGCCACCACAGGGGTTTGCAGATAGAGAGGAGTACATAGCGAAAGCCATGTACGAGGGCATAGGTGTAGACATGACTTACGGCAATGGTCGTAATGTTGAAAGAGTATGGCTCAGTAAGACAGATATTCATAAAGAATTTGGGATTAAACTTCCTAAGGATGAGTATCTGGGCAGGAGAAAAGAGAAGCTAAAGGCAGAAATGCTCTTAGCAGCAGAATCTCCAGAAGTAGAAAAATATTTTATCGATTATGCGGAACAGCGTGAACTTAGAATTTTATAAAATTTGGAAGGATGAGAAAAATGTACACAGAAAGTCAAAAAAGTATGATTTTGGAGAGGGTTACAAGTGATTTAGAAACAGGTTCACCTATTCTGCTGGAGTGGACTAGCTACTACACTTCTTGCATGGGCAAGGAGGATTATGCACTAGGGAAGCTATATACTTACGCTTCTCCAAAAGAGAAAAGACAGGTAGAAGGGAAGCTGCTTGCCGCAGGTTATGCTGCTGATGCCACCCCGATTTCTGCGATAGTGATTCTTCGCAAGCTGTTAGATGGTACAGCTGGCATAGAGTTAGAAGAAGATGCATATAGAAATAAATGGTTCCAGACTGAGGATGGCAAGAAATTTGAATCGCTAACTGAGCTAGTAGATTTCATCTTAGAGAATTATTGAGAGGGCTAATATGGTAGAAAAAAAGAGTAGGGGTAAGTCTTCGATAATTACTTCTACTTTTTTTGTAGTTTTATTTTAATGTGCAAAGATCTATCAGCACGATGTAGAGGCTGAGACAGGTTTTCCAGCCAGGTATATTCATTATGAATTTAGAAAGAGGGGATAGTATGAAAGAGATTGAAAAGCTGAATGCCATTGCTACTATGGCAATTCGTGCATATCAGAAAAAGAACCAAAGGCTGAAAATGATAATATGTGGACTGTTAATTCTCTATGCGATAACAATTATAGGTTTCTTTTCATATCTTAATATCTGTACAGAAAAGAAAGAAGCTGCTTTTGCTGTGTACTCTCCGTTATGCATATCCATACTATGCAGGACTATAGCAAAGCATGAAAGGACGGTAATTGTTTAGCATACGCAAAAAAGCAAGAAAAGCACTGCAGAACTCTACATTGACAGACTTTCACTCTTTGGTAAAGGAAGCAAAAATTAGCGATGAAATAACGGAGATTTTAGAGCTGAGATTTGTGAGAGGATTGTCAATTGTACAGATTGCAGATAGGCAGCACTGCTCGGTAGAAAAAGTGAACCGAGCTATAAAAACAGCATATGATAAAATATTTAAGCTATTATGATAAGAGCCCTGCTGTGTTGCAGGGTTTATTTTTTTATAGAAAATGGAGAATGGTTTGTAGTATAATATCTGTAAGAGGTGAGTTTTATGAAAAAAGAAAATATAATGGTTCTACTTTTCACGCTTTTAATGCTCGCGCTATGCAGTATTGCTCATGCATCAGAGACTGCTCCCCAGAAAACCGTAGCGGTCTTTTATTGTGTGGATGACACGATTCTGCAAGCTCAGAATAACAAAGAGGATATGGAAAAAGGAAAACTTGAAATTGAAAAGCTCATAGCTAAATCTTTTAAAAAGAGATTTAATGTAGCAAGTGTACAGCATATCAGTAAAGTTAATGGTGAATACCCAGTGACAGAAGTAGCAAAACTAGCAGGGAAAAACACCGCATTAATAGTAGAGCTGAATATTAATGGTGTGGGCAGCAAAACGGTCACATATAGCAATATATTTGGTGCTGAAAAAACAGGGGAAACCCCGTGCTTAAATATGTCGTATAAAGAATTTATGTATGATAGCGCAATTCATGATACCCTGATTCCCGTAGTGGAAGCGGAACCGGAGTATTGGGCAGGTACAATGTATATTGGCGGCTTTTCTTATGGCTCAATAGCAGTTACGGAAAAGAACGAGCGCACTTTTGTAAAGAATGGCGTCAAGTGGGTAATTGGCACACGAGGTGAGTTCGCACCGCCGAATAAATATGCAGAGAAAGCAAAATATGATGATTATGTGGCTGGATATTACATTGATGGGGAGTACCTGAAAAACAAAATACAGTAAATTTGATGACCGTCTAAAATGGCGGTCTATTTTTTTGACATTTTTTAGACACTTCACAGAGGTAAAAATCGGCTAAAATGAAGTTAGAAAGAAATTAACGGAGGTGAGATTATGGAGTTTGAGCAGAGATTCAAAGCCAGTGGTACCGGCTATTGCACTGTAGAAGACGGAATTATCTATGAATTCAACCCACTCCTGAATGGAAGTAAGAATCGAGTGGGTGTGACAGATGCAGTCTATAACGAACTAAAAGCAATATCAGATGAATACTATAAAAAGCTGGTAGAGCTTGGCGCAATCACACCTCCCAAGACACAGGAGCAAATACAGCAGGAAACAATGGAATTGATGAGCGGTATGCTGACTGAGATTAGGGCTATGAAACAGGAAATGGAGCTGATGAAAAATGAACGCAACAATGCTGGCTCAGATGCTAGGAATGGACAGTGCAAAGGCACAGAGACTGGAAGTGGCATGGAAAACAGCCCAGCAGGCGGCACAGGGGATAAGTACTCTGTCAGAAGCTCAAAAGGCTGTTAGACAGTTTGGCATAAACAGCGATGTCATTGAGAAAGCCTCTGCTTTACTGAATAATCCCTTGGCAGGTGTTGTAGCAAACCAATTAGGGATAAATATCCAAGGCGCACAAAAAGCCTTGCAAATGCTGACAGGAAAGCAGGAACAGCACTTCACAGGGCTTGATACATTAAGACAAGGGCTAAATCAGCTGAAAGGCTGTTAAGCATAAAATCTTATAGAGAGGAGATGATTTTATGGCTGAAGAGATGAATACCATGGGCATGAACTGGGGAATTGTAATCTTCTTCCTGATCTTGTTCTTCATCTTTGCAGGTGGCGGCAATTGGTTCAACCGTGGCAATAGCCAGCCAAACGGTGCGGACCTTATGACCATGCTGCAGAGTGAGGGAGCTATGGGCAGAGTTAAGAACTTCGACCTGCAGAGGCAGAGTGATGCCAATACGGCAGAGCTGTACAAGGTTATGCGGAACTCTCAGGATGCTACTCTCGCAGCAGTGCAGAACAGCACTAACCAGCTGGCTCAGCAGAGCCGATTGCAGTATGACGCCCAGCAAGGCGAGAAGCTGTTTGACTTGAAGCTCAAAGCCTTGGCCGACCAGCAGAGCTATGAAGCTAAGCTGGCTGCAAAGGATGCTACTATTGAGCGAATGACCCTGGCTCAGCAGATGTCCGCTCAGATGGCTGTTATGGAGAAGCAGATTGCTAATATCAGTTGCAACATGCTGACTAAGCCACAGATAACCGGTGTAGGGGCTGTATGTCCTAACGCTGGTATTATTAACGGCTTAGGTATTGGCTCTGGTATCAATGGCTGCGGCACAGGCATCGCAGGAATAGCGTAAAGAGGGCATACCTGCTCCATGAGTCACTCGGCTTGCATAGGCAGGTCGGGTGACTTTTATTATATGAAAGGAAGTGTTTTTATGATTCAGGCTTATAGTCAGAATTTGGCAGTAACTCAGGGAGTTGCTATACCTTTTAACAGCACAAAGTTGAAGACTGGCTGTGTGGTTACGCAGGCTCAGGATAAGACTACATTTTATCTTAACAGACCAGGTATCTACTTAGTACAGTTTGATGGCTATGGAAGCAGTACAGAGGCAGGCAGTGTCGGGGTACAGATGGCAGTGGACGGAGTGAACAGCCCTGTAGGCACTGTACAGGCTACTACAGCTGCAGGAAGTCTACAGCCCATATCCTTCTATACTCTTGTGGGTGTAGAAGCTGTATGTAGATGTACAGGCGGAAAAAAGCTGACCGTAAATTATACCGGTACTGCTGGTACCCTCAGCCTTGCTAATATTATCATAACGAAGCTGAGGTGATACTATGCGAGAGCTGATAGCAGGAATGGTTTTAGGTTATCTGTCTTTCTCTCCTAAAGGCAAGGAGCTAGTAGATAGCCTTGTCTGCAAATTGTCTGCAATTGAAAATGACGACAAGAAAAATCAGGAAGATGTAACAGAAAAGAAAAGTACAAAAATATTGGAGCATACTGGGGATTTCATATCTGATAAAAGTCATTAAAAATGCTCCAGTATCAGTGTTGTAAAATAGGTCTTTAATCTCTATTGCTATTTATTGAATTATCATGTACAATGGTAACATACTGAAATAATATATGATAATACAAGCAATCCTTGAACAGCGTAAAAATTATTTTTGGATGAAAGCCGTAGGGATATGGGACTTATTTGGAGGCGGAGATTGTGGAGATATTTGAAAAGCTTAAGAATTTTTTAGCACCTGTAGATGAAGAGGTTATTTTTGATGATGGATATGCTAAGGCAGAGGATGCTGTAGCATCTGCTGACCAGCAGACACAGTCCGTTAACAGCCAGCAGGTTGTAGGTGGGGAGAGCATCAATGTTAACAGTGCTGATACTAATCCATTTGCTAAGGCAGCTATGAATCGTCAAAACATGAAGCTGGTTGTCAACAACAAGGAGCAGGATATGCGGATTCAGATTTACACTCCTCAGAATTTTGATAGTGTATCTGAGATTGCAGATGCACTCAAGTCCAAGCGCTCCGCAATCGTAAACTATGAGCGAGTAGAACTGGCTGAGCAGCGTCGTATTTGTGATTTCCTCAATGGCGTTTGCTATGTGCAGGATGGCGATGTACGTCGTATCACAGCTACTATGGTATTGTATGTACCTGACTGCGTGGAAATTAACGAGGTTAAGAGCGTCGCGCCTGATGCTGCACCAGTAAAATTCTAATAAAATGATAGGCATGGAGTCAGTTTGCCCTATGGCAGATTGACTCCATTTTTTTAGCTTGCCAGCTGAGCCAAGGTTGACACATTGACAATATACTAAAAAATTAATATAATAGTACAGTGTGACTTATGAAAAGTATGGGCTTTGCCCATAACAATATATGAAAAGGAGTTTTGACGATATGGCAGATAAACGTGTATTATTGACAGCTGATGGTCTGAAAAAGCTGCAGGAAAAACTGGATTTTTTGAAAGGCGAGAGAAGACAGGAGGTTGCTGCACGTCTGAAAGCAGCCATTGCTTTGGGCGATTTGTCAGAGAACTCCGAGTATGATGATGCCAAGAATGAGCAGGCATTCCTGGAGGGCGAAATCTTAGAGCTGGAGGAAAGCATCCGCAACTCCAAGATTATTGAGGCTAGTGCAGATAGCAATACTGTATCCCTTGGTGCACAGGTTGTATTGAAGGATATTGAGTTTGATGAGGTTGATACCTACATGCTGGTTGGTGCTACTGAGGCCGATCCTGATAACGGCAAAATTTCCAATGAGTCTCCAGTAGGCTTGGCTATTATGGGTCAGCCTGTAGGCTCTGTAGTGGATGTTGTGGTAGGCGAGAATGTTATCCAGTATCAGATAATGGAAATTAAGAACTAATAGGAGATAGATTTAAGTGTCAGAAAACAAGGAAAATAGACCTGTTGAGCAGGATATGAATGAATTGATGAAGGTTCGCCGGGATAAGCTGGCTGCCTTTGAGGCTAAGGGGGTGGCTCCTTTTGGCCATCGCTTTGAGGTTTCTCATCATGCTAAGGATGTACTGGAGCAGTTTGGTCATCTGGAAGGTGAGGAGGAAAGCTCCGAGGAAATTACCATTGCTGGCCGTCTGATGGCTATTCGTGGTCATGGCAAGGCAAGTTTCTCCGTACTGATGGATCGCAGTGGCCGCATTCAGATTTATTTCAAGCTGGATGTTTTGGGTGAGGAAAAGTATTCCCAGTTCAAGCTGTTGGATATTGGTGATATTATTGGTGTTAAGGGCCATGTATTCCGCACCCGCCGTGGAGAGATTACTGTCCGTGTTGACGACTTTGATATGCTGTCCAAGTCTCTGCGTCCATTGCCAGAGAAGTTCCACGGCTTGACTGATACAGAGATTCGTTATCGTCAGCGTTATGTTGATTTGATTATGAATCCAGAGGTTATGAATACCTTTGTTGCTAGAACCAATATTATGAAGTCCATCCGTGAGTATCTGGATGAGAGAGATTATATTGAGGTAGAGACTCCTGTATTGGGCACTATTGCTGGCGGTGCTGCGGCTCGTCCATTTATTACCCATCACAATACTCTGGATCTCGATATGTACCTGCGTATCGCTACAGAGCTGAATCTGAAGCGTCTGATTGTTGGTGGCATGGAGCGTGTCTATGAAATGGGCCGCGTATTCCGTAATGAGGGTATGGATGTCCGTCACAACCCAGAGTTTACAACTATTGAGCTTTATCAGGCTTATGCGGATTATACTGATCTGATGGATATTACTGAAGGCCTTGTTCTGAATGCAGCCAACAAGGTTCTTGGTACAACTGAATTTGATTATCAGGGTACTCACATTGATTTGGCCAAGGTAAAGCGCATCAGCATGAATGATGCTGTTAAGGAAGCAACTGGCAAGGATTTCCTTAGCTGTCAGACTGTTGAGGAAGCAAGAGCTATGGCTACTGAGATTGGCGTACCTTATGAGGAGCGTTTCGGTATCGGCGGTATTCTCAACGCAGCCTTTGAGGAAAAGGTTGAGGAGACTCTGATTCAGCCAACCTTTATTACTGGTCATCCAACAGAGATTTCCCCATTGGCTAAGCGCAACCCTGAGAACCCAATGATTACAGATAGATTTGAGTTCTTCATCTATGGTCGTGAGCTGGCTAACGGCTTTACTGAGCTGAATGATCCAATTGATCAGGAGGGACGTTTCCTGGATCAGTTGAAGCAGCGTGAGGCTGGTGACGATGAAGCTCATGAAATGGATCGTGACTTTATTACTGCTCTGGAATATGGTTTGCCACCAACGGGTGGCCTGGGAATCGGTATTGACCGTCTGGTAATGTTCTTGACTGACAGTGCATCCATTCGTGATGTATTGCTGTTCCCAACCATGAAGCCATTGGCTGGTGAGGGTAAGAAGAACCTGAATGCAAATGCACCAGCAAAGGTTGAGGAAAAGATTGATTTCTCCAAGGTTCAGATTGAGCCTCTGTTTGAGGAATGCGTAGACTTTGAGACATTCTCTAAGTCTGATTTCCGTGCTGTTAAGGTTAAGGCCTGTGAGGCTGTACCAAAGTCCAAAAAGCTGTTGAAGTTTACTTTGGATGATGGTACTGACAATGACAGAGTTATCCTCAGCGGTATTCGTCAGTATTATGAACCTGAGGAGCTGGTCGGTAAGACTTTGATTGCTATTGTTAATCTGCCTCCAAGAAAGATGATGGGCATTGACTCCTGTGGTATGATCATAAGTGCTGTGCATCAGGAGGATGGCGAAGAAAGTCTGAACCTGTTAATGGTATCTGATCGCATCCCAGCCGGCGCAAAGCTGTATTAAAATAATGCAATCCAGCAGCTTGAAAGTTGCCGGGGACTATAAATAATTGACAATAAACACTCTAATTATGGTACAATGCTACTGTAATTAGAGTGTTTTGTATATTGTGTTGTAGATTTAGCTCCTACTATTACATCCGATAAATTATAGGAATGGGAGAGATTATTCATAAACCCAGAGTTTACTAAGCCTGACAAGGTATATAAACATCTTTGACCAACATTTGACTAACAAAAAACGCCCTGAGTGATTCAGAGCGTTTTTTTGTTAGCTTTGCGGTAAAAAATCATTTAACATTGCAGCAACTTCTTTGTCGTGCTGTTTATACACATGCCCATATGTATTCAGCGTAATGCTAGGGTTAGAATGTCCAAGTCTGCTAGCGATAACATTCACAGGGACACCCATTTTGATTAAGAACGATGCGTGAGAGTGCCTTAATCCATGAATGGTTATCACATGAACGCCAGCACGCTCACACAGCCTTTTTAAGCGGGTACGTATGGTTCTGACATCTAACTCTTGAAATAGGTATTCAGTAGGCTTAGACAAGTTCTCAACGTATTCCTCGATTATCTTCATACAAGAAGATGGCATTGTTATGGTACGAACGCTATAACTTGATTTAGTCGTACTAATCTTATGTCCTATTGTATCATATTGTTTGTTAATAGTGATAGTATTTTTTTGAAAATTTAAATCGTTGATAGTAAGCCCCAGAAATTCTCCTATACGCATACCAGACCAATACAAAGTATAGAACACTACTTTGTCGTAATCATTAGCTATTTTGCTGGCAACCCGTTCCCATTCATCTTGCTCTAAAAAGTTGTTATTGTCTTTGTCTGCTGCAGGTAATAGTGGCTCTATACTGGTAAGCTCGCTTGAAAGGTTGTAATATTTTACACCAAAACCTATAAAGGCCTTAAAAGAAACGAGAATTAGTTTCATAGAGGCGGGGGACAGTGGAAGTTCCATAACATAATTCTGCCATTTTCGTACAGTGAACGGAGTAATGCTGCTGATAGGCAATTCGCCTATTTTCGGCAATATATACATATTAATGTTCTTGCGAACACTTCTGTAAGAATTTGCCTTGTAGTGTAATTTATAGTCAGCCAAGTATTCATCAGCCATTGCACTAAGAGTAATTGTAGGTTTGCTTTGAGATTGAGCACGAAAATTTCTTTCATATTCCAGGGCATCCTTTTTCCTTTCAAATCCTCGCTTTGTGGTAGACCGCGAATGCCCGCACCAGTCGCGATAACGGAATTTGCAGTACCATGATTTTTGTTCTTTATCATAGTAGACAGACATTTTTCTTCTCTCCTCATTTTGCCAAATTAAAATACGATGATATAATATATATAGGCAGCTTCACATGTCTATCTCCAGTTTTCACGAGAACTGCTCATTTTCAAACCTCCTTTCTTATATCCCTACTTACCCTTTTTGGATAGTAGGGATTTTTTTTGAAATATAAAAACTAGCTTATCAAGTAGGTATACACCACAATCAAAGCTAGTTTGCTAATTTAAATATTCTATTGGCGGAGCCCTCGTATGCAGATAAGAACGTATTTGCTTATGAGGGTATACTTTATTCATCACATATACTACGCAGATAACAGTTAGGATAGGCAAAAAACGAACAATATCGCTTGCCAGCACATTGCCAACGTTATGTTTGACTTTTGCCAGCATAGGATAGTGTTTATGCGAATCTACATGGTCACACGCAGAATATATTTCATTTTCACTAGAATCTTGAATCTGTACTGTTGTGAAGAATAGCGCCAGATTCAACGACAGAAAAACCGATAACAGCAGCCCTACACATAGCTGCTTATATTCCCTCATAATAATCGCTTCCTATCAACGGTTTGTTATAACAATGACGACAATCTCTCCATTATCAAGTAAAACCTCGATTTTCATAAGAGAGCCTCCCATCGCTATATATTTTCATATCCTTATGGATATTGAAGCAGGGTAATGTCAAATCGAAGTTATTTTATTACTTTAGCCTCTCTCAAACCAGTGAATAAAGCCATTTTTATCAGTTCTTTATTCTCACGTGGCATAAGGGCAAGCCTTTTTGATAACATGACAGAATCGCATTTCTTTAATACAGCTAAAGTTTTAGGGTCATCTTGAAAAATATTTTCTAAGATACCTTTGGAAACTTCCTTTACTAAAGTTGGGGTATGTGCTACAAAACGTACAGCAACAACACGTGAATCCAAGCCACATTCCTCAGCCAATTCTTCTGTAGATAAGTCGAACGCTTTAGCAAGGGCTTTGAACTTATCTACAGGGATAGATTTCTTCCCCAGTTCCATTTGATTAACCGAGCTGCGGGACATGTAACCTATCTTTAATGCCAGCTCTTCCTGTGTCATGCCAGCCATTTTCCTAAGATACTTTATGCGCTTGCCTATAGCTTTATAGTCGATTTCATCCATCCCACCAATAGGAGGTAAGGAATCAGTTTGATATGCGCCCATAAAAACCACCTCTCAACTAAAAAATAATAAACATTTGTTAAATATTGTACACTACTATAATACAGCATTGTAGCCATAAAAGCAAACTTTTTGAAAAAATACTTTACATATGGCTACAAATATGTTACATTATTCTTGTAGCCAAAAACAGCTACAAAACAATGTAGAAGAGGGTGACATTTTGGAGAAAAAACAAAACAGAGAAGTAGACCAAAAAGAACTGCGGATTGCAATGATAAGAGCAGATGTAACTATGGCACAGCTTATTGCTGGTCTAGAACTGTCTCCACCTGGCTTTTACCGCAAGTTAAACGGGAAAAGCCACTTTACAACCAAAGAGATAAGAATTATTTCAAAAATTCTTTCTTTGACAGTTGAGGATAGAGATAAAATTTTTTTACTCTATTTGTAGTCAGAAACAGCTACAAAATAAAGTAGTTCGGTGCAACATATAGGGTTCTAGTTTGAAACTGCACTGTGTTCTTAAAAAGTACAGTACGCTCCGAGCACAGGATAAGGTAATGCGAGTCTACCTGCTAGAATCTTGTATGTTACATCGAACTATGAGAAAGAAAGGAAGATTTGAGATGTTGAACTACCACGGAGTCGGGATAGTGTGTACTATTGGTTGCTTACTGATATTGATTGCTTTGTAAAAAAAGGAAGTGGAGAGGCTTTTGAAATGGAAAAAACTTGTGCTTGCAGTTGCAGGTCTTGCGACAACATCGTTTATAATTCCTCAATATCCAAACATAGAAACTGTATCAGCTGTATATACCGTAAAAAGCGGTGATACGCTTAGGGGTATATCAGAAAAGTTTTTACCTTTAAACACTGCCAGCAGGGTGTATATTTTGGAATTTGAGCATGAAATCATTGAGGGCAATCCAGAACTTAAAGCCGACCGCACCGTCTACCCAGGGCAACAAATCAAAATCGAGTACAAGATAAGAAAGGATTGAGGACAGTGACTAGAGGTGAAAAGCTCGCAGCTAAGATTGGTCTAATTCGTACCTATGTTGCGAATCAGCATAAGGGAATTAGAGCTAGTATCCTTAATAAGCTAGGGCAATTGGAGGACGAATTAAAACACTGTCTGCGTGAGGATTTGGAATACGACAACGGCAGTGTAACTTACGGAGAGGTTAAGGTTCAGTACGACCGGTACATTGAGGAGGCTGTAGATGGGGAAACATGGGAGTTCCTAGAATGTAATGACAGGGACGATATGGAAGAGCTTCTGCAGAGCGATGAAAATGATATTCCAGAGGACGAGTTTACTCGCAGACTGTTTGTGAATGTATGGGGGGTTGCTTAATGACATTGTATGAAATAAATAATGAGTTTGAATCCTTGATGGCTCTTTACGACAACGGAGTTGAGGAGGTTGTCGATAAAGAAACTGGCGAAATTAGGCCTATCCAGGAGGCTATTGAGGATTTAAACCTCAATAAGGAGGAAAAGGTAAGTAATACCATTCTTTACCTAAAGAACCTTAAGCTCCTTGAAAGTGGTATTAAGGATGAGATAAAGAAGCTCAAGGAACGACTAGAGAAAGCCGAAAAGAAACGCAGTAACTTGGAACAGTACGTTGTGCTGTCTATGGGAGAAAATAAGAAGTTGGAGACACCGCAGTACACACTGACAGTACGTCCATCGGTGGAAACCATTGCTCCTACCAAAAAAGAGGATATTTTGAAGTTGCCTGAATGCTTTAGGGTATGCTCTTACAGCTGGAAAGCTGACAAAACCGCCATAAAGAAAGCTCTTGAAGAGGGGACTGAAGTATATGGTTGCCAGCTTGCTTACAAGAAAAATCTGAAATATTAAAGGGGTGTACATTATGAAAATCAGCGAACAAAACAAAGAGCTGTTTGAGGCTCTGGCCAATTTCCAAAAGAACATTGTGGAGCCCAAAAAAGATAAAAAAGTTCAATATGCCAAAAGAGAATTTCACTATGCCGACCTAGATTCTATCCTGAGAGCGGTACGACCTCTTATGGCAGAGCAGGGACTGAGCTTTACACAGATACCGCAGGTACAGGACGGCAAGGTTGGTGTCATAACCATCATCATGCACTGCTCAGGTCAGTTCATTGAATCCGATCCGTTTCTTATCCCTACGCAGCAGCAGAACGCGCAGGGGTATGGTAGCTGTATCACTTATGCGAAGCGGTACTCACTGTCCGCATTGCTGGGCATTAGCGCCGACGAGGACGATGACGGCAATTATGGCTCTTGCAGGGATAACAAGCCAGAGTCTTACGGCAGAAACGCCCAGCATATGAATTTGCCACAGGGTGTCAGCAGAGGAGCACAGAATAATGAGTGGCTTACTAATATGAAGAACAGGCTTGCTAAGAAGTGTGAGGACGCTCAAATGGACAAGAAGTTTGTAGCTATCTGCATGGAAGTTAAGTTCAAAAAGAGAGCTAAGGAGTTCACACTAGACGATTACACTACATTTGTGAATAACTTTGACGGCTACATCGCAGAGGTTCAGGAAGAAGCTATCAAGCGCATGAGCGCGTGAGTCGAACTGGGGGAATTGAAATGAGAAAGAATTGTATGGCGGAAGTTGCTAAGGCTCTCGGTTTAGAGCTGGAAGAAGTGTTTCGTATTGATGGTGATAAACATTATTTTAGGCTTACAGATACAGGCTTAGGAATGTCGATGTGTTCAGAAAACAAAAATTGGTTTGTTGCTCCTATCAATGCACTAAACGGATTGCTACTTGGTGAAAATGAGATTATTAAGCTGCCATGGAGGCCGCAGGAAGATGAGAAATATTATGTTCCATTTATTGCTACCAAGCCTATAAATATGTATGACGAACATTACTGGCTAAACGAAGACATTGATATGAAACGTTATCGTATGGGGCTGGTATGTCAGACTAAAGAAGAAGCTGTTGCACTAACAAAGAAGATGCTGACAGTGCCACAGGAGGTAAGGGACAATGGCTAGCAAGATGACGGAAGTAGCTAAATTACTGGGGGTAGAGTTTGACAAGGAATTTTGCACTACAGAATCATCCGTAAAATATAAGCTAACCAAAAGTGGCTTACAATCTTATGACAAAATGAGGGACTGGTGGGATGATGCTTCATATACACTGACCCAAATTTTAGCTGGGTACATCGATGTAGAGCTGTCTCTCTGGGAACCTAAGATAGACGAAGCTTACTATATACCACGGCCAGACACCGCAAGCAGATTCGCTGTAGCTAGATGGCAAGGTGGAGAGAGCGATGTTTACAGATATAGTCAGGGGTTGGTGTGTAAATCAGCCAGTGAGGCAATAGATGTTGCAAAAAAGATGATAATAGCACTGCAGGAGGCGAATGACGATGAATAACCATATGACCGAAGTGGTCGGATTAGCTAAGTTGCTAGGGGTGGAGCTGAGAGAAGAGTTCCGAATAGAGAAATGTCAAGGACTTTTTAGGATCACAGAAGATGGGCTACAAAGGCTGCTTGACAGCTCATCATCATGGACATTTGCTGAGCATTCAATTTTTAGAGAACTCTTGAATGGCAAGGCAACAGTTGTCAAATTTCCGTGGAAGCCCGCCAAAATGGAGACTTACTATGTACCGTGCGTTAGTGAGGTTTGCAGATGCGACCATTTTACATGGTTTGACGATTCGAATGACCATTTCAGATTTAGGCATGGACTCGTTTTCAAGACCGCAGCTGAGGCTAAGATACTGACAAAGAAAATGCTGCAACTAGCAGAGAAAACATTGGCACAGGAGGCGAAAGAGAATGGATAATAAAATGGCAGAGGTAGCCAAGCTGTTAGGAGTAGAACTTGACGAGGTTTTCTTCTTTAAGGGGTGTTCGGGTTGTTACACCTATTGCTCAAAGACATATCTTAAATTTACGGAAAATGGGCTGAAAGAATCAGTTAATAGAACCTCTTGGCACAGTGCGGCAGCTTGGGTGTGGAAAGGTCTTATAACTGGAGCGCTTAAAATTACTAAGCTTCCTTGGAAGCCCTCTTGTGGTGATGCTTATTACATGCCGTCCACTACAAGTATTAATAAATGCATAAAGCTTTTTTGGATAGACTCCAAGAGTGATGAAGATTCTTATCAGCAGGGGTTGATTTTCAGGACTGAAAAAGAGGCCGTTGAGTTAGCGGAAGAGATGCTGGATGTAGCGAGGAAAAGGTTTGCTGGCGGTACCAAACAGGAGGAGAATAATGGCTAAACATATGGCAGAAGTGTCCCAAATGTTGGGTGTAGAGATAGGAGAGGCCTTTAAGATTGCCGATGATGCTTTTGGCAAGCATCCGAGATACTATCGATTTACCGAGAGCACTGGTATCGAAATGTCAAAAGATGGCGTTGAATGGAAAATGGGCAAGGCAGTGGTATTGAAATGTCTCTTGCTAGATGAAGTTAGGATTATCAAATTGTCATGGAAGCCCGCTATGCATGACGAATATTATTATCCAAGTCCTTCAAATAGAGATTTATGGGGGTGTGGCATTTGGGTAAATAATAATGTTGATAATAGCAGGCTTAAGCATGGTCTTGTCTTTAAAACTAAAGAAGAAGCTGTCGCGGCAGCCGAGAAAATGCTGACGGCTATATAGGAACAGGCGGTTGAGTAATGGCACAGGAAGTAGTATTAGGCGAGATTAAGGACTTCAAAGATGATGGCGAGGTGGTTATAACAGCCACCCTGCCTAACCTCGACAGAGCACTGCTTAGGCAGTATAAAAAAGTTGAAGTAGGTTTCTGCGATGGCAGAACCTTATCCCCAGAACAAAGGCGGAAGATATATGCCATATTTGGGGAGATTGCAGATTGGATAGGCGATGAAAAGGAATCTGTCAAGGAGCAGATGAAATGGGAGTTTGTCCTCAACCGAATGGATAAGATGCGTAAGAGAATGTTCAGTCTTTCAGATGTGGATATGAACACAGCCTCAGATTTTATTACATTCCTGATAGATTTCATGCTGGAACATGATATTCCATCACGCATACCGCTGATAGAGCTTTGCGATGATGTAGGCAAGTATGTATATGCTTGCCTGATGAATAAACGTTGCTGCGTGTGTGGCAAGCATGGAGAACTACACCACTTAGAGGGCAGCAGGGTAGGAATGGGAAGCGACAGGACAGAAGTACCGCATATAGGCAGGGAAGCAATCTGCTTATGCAGGGAGCACCATACCATAGTCCATAACATGAGCGAGTACAAGTTTATGCATGATAATCATCTTGTAGGAGTGAAAATAGACGAGGCAATAGCTAAAAAGCACAAACTTAAAGCAAAATAAAATAAAAAGAACAGTTTGATAAATGAAAGGATTGATACTGATATATGCAGGCAGAGATTACACCATTATTGCAGGCTCTAAATCCAGAGAACATTGGCACATATAACAGATTGCTGGCTCGTGCTATAGGGCTGAGTGAGGCTGTCGCGTATGCCAGTTTGGTCGCAAAATTCATATACTACAGTAACAATGATTTGCTTGATGATGAGGGCTTTTTTTATTCAACCGTTGAGGATTTAGAAGAAAGCACAAGTTTATCAAAGAAGCAGCAAATCAGGGTTATAAAAAATCTAATTGAACATGGATTGATAGATTGCAAAAGGAAAGGTCTGCCAGCTAAACGATATTTCAAGATACTTTACAACGAAGAACGACTACGAGAATTGTTCAAGAAAAACAGTGGTGATGGGGATAACAAGAAGTTACCTTTGGGCACAACACTAGGTGACAAAAGGGAACAACACTCGGTGACAAAAGGGCACAACAGTAAGTGCCAAAAGGGAACGGAAAACTATATAAATAAAACTATATTAAAAAACCATGATATAAAAAACAATATAAATACATCACCTAACGGTGATGATGGGACAACTGCAAGCAATAAAACGGAAGCATCTGCGAGTCCCAGTGAAAAACAGATAGAAGCTCAGTTCAACGAGGTATGGAAACTGTACCCAGCAGGTCGTAAGCAGGGAAAAGAACCTGCTAGAAAATCTTTCTTTAAGGCAATCAAAGACGGAGTGTCATTTGAAACCATCAAAGCTGGATTGTTAGCTTACAAAAAGCAGATAGAGTTCCGAAAAACTGAAACCAAGTACATAAAACAAGCCTCTACATGGTTTAATCAGAAATGCTGGGAGGATGAATATGAAACCGAAGTAAGACATTCAGAGGATGATTACCAGTGGGAAAGATTGGGGACATGGGTATGAGCGAACTTACCAGTTTGGCAGATATAATCAAGGCTGATAACCAAGGCGATAATTGCCAGCAATTTAATTATGACCAGCACGAATATGAAAAACAACGAGTAGAAATCTTCAACGACATTCCAGGCAACCTTAACGAGCAAGATGGCTATGAATGCAACGCCTGTAAGAATCGAGGGGTTGTGGCGGTTCTGGTTGGAAATAGCCAAAGGTGGACTAGGGAGATACGATTCTGCAAATGCAAGAAAATTCGTGATGGAATCATGCGTATGAAGCGGTCAGGGTTGGAAAATCTTTTAAAAAAATACAGATTTGAAAATTTTCAGGTAACAGAGCAATGGCAGCAGACAATAAAAGAAAAAGCTGTTAGATTCTCTGAAAATCCTAGCCTCATGTTTTACATAGGCGGTCAAAGCGGGTGTGGAAAAACAATGTTATGCACCGCTATTGCAAGGAAATTGCTATATTCAGGCATGAGCCTTAGATATGTTATGTGGCGTGACACATCAGTGAGATTAAAGGGATTAATCAAGGAGGAGGCACAGTACTCCCAGCTTATGGAAAAATTAAAACACATAGATGTTTTATACCTCGATGATTTTCTAAAAGTTCCTATCGGACAGGAAGAAAGCAAGCCTACTTGCGCTGATTTATCCTTGGCTTTGGAAATTATCAACTATCGCTACAATGCAAAATTGATAACTCTCATATCCAGCGAGTGGACTGTGAGAGAAATCATAGATTTTGACGAGGCCTTAGGAGGCAGAATATTCGAGTTAGGCGGTGAATACTGCGTAGGTGTAAAAAAAGACAAAAAACGAAATTTTAGAATTAGGAACATTGAGGAGATATAAAAAGCTCGTGTGGAGCGATTTAAGGCTGTATTACATGAATGTATCGCAATGTATCGCAAGACACGCCAATGATACCTTAGAATTGCTCTGAACGAAAATTAAAGGTATTTACAGAAATGAAAAGAGGTAATTTTTATGAACAAAGTAATTTTGAAAGGCCGTTTGTCCAAGGATATTGATTTGAGAACAACCACAACCGGTAAGAATGTTGCGACGACCAACATAGCAGTAAACAGGCATGGTAAAGATGCTGGGGCTGATTTTATTCCTCTCGTTGTGTGGGGCGATAGAGCCGAAAACTTCGCCAAGTATCTGAGCAAGGGCAGAGAGGTTCTTGTTGAGGGCAAGATACAGATACGGAGCTATGAGGGTAGAGATGGTGGCAAGCGGTACGCAACCGAGGTTATTGTTGATAATTTTGAGTTTTGTGGCAGTCGCAATGATGGTGGTAACAATAGCCAGCAGTCACAACAGCCTCATGAATCAGGTAACGGGTATTTTGGTGCCCCAGGGTTCAGTGCTGCTGATAACGATATACCGTTCTAAAAATAAAAGTTCTGTTTTAATAAATTAAGCAAATATATGAATTAAATAAAGCTGGTGAATAAAATGCAAATTGAGTATATCCCATGCATAAGTACGTTGGCTAAGGTTTTTGCGATAGGATTTTTAGTTGGCTTGTTTGTAGGATTTGCTGTGTGGTGCTAAAAAATGGAGTGAGTGAGATGTTAAGCAAATACAGAGCTGGCAAGAATAGTCTGCTGAAGTTAGCATATATTAAACTTCCAAAAGGCAAGTGCGTTTATTGCCATATATGTGTTCATTTAGGCAGAGGAATTATTACCTATGTGTCCAAGAAGTATTATTGTTCGTTGCAAAAAGCACAGGAAACACTAGATGATTTGGCGGACTCTAAAGGCTATGATTGGGGGGGCGAGGTAAGTAGATTACAGCAGATAGCATTTAATCAGAAACACAAAACATTTTACTTTACGGGTATTAAATCCAGCCCTCAATGGCTGGTAGCACAGGGGTGATTCTAATGGATATTGCTCCATGCAAGGGTTGTACGAAAAGAAAAATGGGATGTCATGACAGCTGCGATGCTTACAAAGAATGGCTAGCCATAAGAGGCGAAATCGTAAAGGCATTGAGAACTGAGAGTGCACAGGATTACTCTGTTTCAAGGGAATAACGACATCTAAGGTATCTGAGAAAGCAAAAAAACAGATAAGGTGGTTTAAATTGGAAAATAAGTGGGACATGGTGGAGAGGTTGGCGAAAGAGGGGTATCAATGCCCCTTTCCTAACTGTGAAAAATGCACTCTGCCAGATTGCTATAAAGATGAGATTGAGGCAAGAGCAAGGCATTTGCAACATACTTCAGAGGCTTCAAAACTTGTGAGAAGAGTTAAGGGGATTGAATTGTTTGCAGATGGGAAATATGTAAAAACCTACAAAAGTCAAGATGCTTGTATAAGGGACATACAGTCGCATTTTGGCTTTGGCAGGGAAACTATGAGAAAGAAAATCAAGCAGTGTGTGAAAAATAACAGCAGTTTAGGCAAATATACATTCAAGTTTTTGACTTAGTAAGGATAGGAAAATTACATGAGTACAATATTTAGTCCAGAGGTCGTAAACCTTGACAAATACGAATCGAAACGAGGAGTAAGACAGGTTTGCAAGATATTTGATGATAGCACGAATGAAGATAATTTCTTTTATGCAATATTAGCTCTGCCAGATGTTGAAGATTTGGCGGTATATCAAGGAAAAAGGCCTGATATTCGGTTTTACGACCTAGAAAGAGCACAAAGGCACCTCGATAAAACAGCGGACAAGGCAGGTCATCGGTGGTGTGGTAGAAACGAAGCTATTCCTGCTTTCAAGCAAATAATGCGTGAATATCATAGGATTTGGTGATGTGAATGGTAAAAGCTAAATACGGAAATAATAAATGTACGGTGATGGGGCATACCTTTGACAGCAAGATGGAGGCCGACTATTACCTTTACCTGCTGGAGGAACAGCGAAAAGGAAAGGTGCTGGAGTTTTCCTTACAGCCGAAGATTAACTTACAGCCACAATTTAGACTGGCAGGGAAAATGGTGCGACCCATAATGTACACTCCAGACTTTAAGGTGAAATACAGTACTGGCTTGGAAGAGTATATTGATGTTAAAGGTATGAGCACGCAACAGGGCGAATTGAAACGGAAAATGTATCAATACCAATATGAGCGAGAGGGAGGAATCCCTCTCATTTGGGTGACACAAAGTAAAAAATACAGCACTACAGGTTGGATTGATTACTTTGAACTCAAAAGAATACGGAGAAAAAACCGCACAATTAGTGTCAGCAAGGATAGTTCCGTATGGGGTTAAAGATGGCAGAAATAGAGGTGACAGCATGATAAGATTGGAAAACCTAGAGGTATATAACCTTGGCAGAGCTATTTATTCGGCTAGAAATCCGATGAACAGCTGGGGAAAGTCAGACAGTGACATTGAAAATGATGTTTTAGGAGAAAACGACCTGAATCTTGCTAATAAACTATTCAAGGCTGGTTCTGACCACAGCAAGTTTATGAGGCAGATTTTTGTGACTGTGGATGTTACAGCACCTTTTTACTGGTGGAAAGAGGCTGATACTTACAAGGTTGGAACCGTAGCGAATAGCTGTAGTACCATGCACAAGCTGATGGCTAGACCATTAGAGCTAAATGACTTTTCGTATGATGTAGACGATTTGGATTTTTATGAATATCTAAAGAACACAATTGCCTATATCAATGGGAAAATGGAGGAATATCACAAAGCCGAAAATATGTGCCGAAAGTGGATTATATGGCGGTCAATTATTATGATATTGCCGTGTTGTTACAATCAGCGAAGAACACTGACACTGAATTATGCCGTGCTCGCAAATATGCTCAAAGCTAGGGAAAACCATAAGCTATCAGAATGGAGAGAGTTTTGCAGGTTTATGTATTTTAAGTGTCCGTATTTAGAGAGGATTATGCGATGAAAATTGAGGAAATAAAGGAATTGAGAATAAAACCTATGCTGGGGGTGGCTAGACGGAGGTATGACAAATACGGCTTTGAGGCTTTGGTTGCTGACCTTATGGTAGAAGCTAAGGAAGTAGGCGAAGCATGGGATAAAGCCGTGGAGAGCAATGAGGACGATGAATACAACAAGCATTTTGCACATACGGCAGAAGAACTATATGACCTTGCCACCAGATGTGTTAGTGCTTTGTATGTAATGCAGGAAATGCAGTCCTGTCCGTGCAAGGACTTGGTGCAGTCTGTGGCAAATCAGGTATATTACAAAGACCATGCAAGGGGGTACGACAATGGCAAATATTCCGATTGATAACGAACATCGTATGCAGGTTTACAGCAGACGAAGAGGCATAATTCTCGAAAAGTATCGCAATGGAACTATTTCTATGGATAAGGCCTTTGAGGAGTTGAGAGCACTTTCCAAAGAATTTGATACAAACAACAAGCCTGTTCAGGGTGTTATGATGGAGATGTAGGCTGATGTTACACACTGTTGATGAATTAAAAGAAATGAGAGCCTTGCCACTAAAGGAAAAAATTACATTAAGTCTAGTGCGTATAGTGGAGTTTTATGAGCACTATGACGGCAATGTGGTTGTTAGCTTCTCAGGCGGCAAAGACAGCACGGTACTCTTACATTTGACAAGAAGCATATTTCCTGATGTAAAAGGTGTTTACTGTGATACTGGGTTAGAATATCCAGAAGTCAAGGAGCATGTAAAGCAGACTGAAAATGTAGAAATTATACGGCCGACAATAAATTTCAGGGAGGTAATTCGGGAATATGGCTGGGTATATCCCAGCAAAGAAGTAGCTAACAAAATCGAGAAAGCAAGAGAAGGTAAGGAGTGGGCGATTGCCTGTATCAATGGGAAAAATT